TCAAGGCCGAGGCCGATATGCTGGCGCCCATCGGCCTCGGCCTTGATGGCGAGGTTGAGCCAATCGTCCGAGGTAAGCTGCGGCTTGGCACAGACATACATTGATGCCTGTTCGAGCCACTCACGGTCTGTCATTCCAGCACTCATAGGTCTGTCCTCAACTTGCCCCCGGGCCTAACCGGGAGCGAGGTGAAGAGCGGGGCTTCCACGCGCCCCGCTTGCGTTAATGGGTGATCTCGTCGATCTCCAGGAAGTCATCGGCAACGTCAACCAAGCTCTTGTTGTTGCGCCACTTCCAGATGTAGAGCAAGTCCTGCGGGACCATCTTCCAATACCACCTGCCGGACTTGGACCAGCCGTATCGCAGCGCATACTTCAGATCGAACCGGAACAAATTCCAGCTCAGTCTCCGCATGGTGATTTGGCTCATATCACGCCTCCGGGAGGATCATGACCTGACGGAGGACCTGGTCCTCGCAGGCTTCGAGCTGTTTGTCCGTGAGCTGGTAGGCATCCACGAACGAGGGGTTTAGGATCGGCATGTCCCCGGTCGGGATCATGACGATGACCTGTGAGTCGCCTACCTGTTTGATGGGCCAGCGAAACGATACGGGTATGCATTGTTCGTTGTCGTGATGATTGTCCGTGACCGCACACAACTCTCTGTCATTCATTAGCTTACTCATAGTTCTGTCCTTTGTATCTCCTTTGGTTATCTGTCCTTAACTCCGCCCACGCTTCAGCGTGAGCAGAGGTAAAGAGCCGTGATTCAAGGCTCACGGCTGGCCTGTCCAGTCCAGCCCGAATGTGCCCAAAAAGGCACAAAAAAGAGCAGGGGCACCCGCCCCTACTCTTGCTCTATGCTGGCATCGAAGTGGCTTTGACTTCCACGGTGTTCACTGGGGGCTCAATCCCCAGAAACTTGTAACATTCTGCCAGCGGTTTCCCGCTGGTAACGTGCAAGTCCCATGCTTTGTCGGTTACGGCCACTCTTTCCCAAGCCGCACTCGCACTCTTGACTTGCCTGGTTTCCCTGTCAATCCCCGCCCGGAAGGAACGGAGAATGAAGTGCTTGCTGGATTGCATGCACCCGATAGCAGGCGCGGCATCCGTTCGGAGTTGCTGCCCTAACTCTACCCTCTTCTGCGCCAATGCCTCTTTTGAGAGTCCCGCATTGTCGGGTTGCTTCTCAAGCTCGGCAATGCCAGGGACTTGGGCGGAGTAGCCAGAACTTAACAATTCCCTGGCAGTACCATCGGCATTCTTAAGCTTCTTACTTAACTTGCCTGTCTTTTGTCCCGGTGTAAGAGTCTTAAGTCCCTTGCCGAACTGTATTTCCGAAGGTTGGAATAGTACCATGGGTTGATCGACATTAGGTGCCTTGTCGGTCTGCTTTGGTGCCTTTACAACCCGCTTGCGCTTAGGCTTGGCTTCCGGTGTATTGACTTCTCCACTAGCTTGAATGGTGCCAGTAGTGGCTTCTGACGTTTGAATGTTTGTATTCATTGGAAGGAATTTACCATGGGCAAGGGACCGTCCCCTGCCCTTACACCCTGGGGGGGGGACATACCACCCACGGTCAGATCGTAAGAGCCTCCCTCCCTCTCGCTTGGTCCCATGTTCTACCAAGGGTGGTAAGGAATCTTTTGGATTGCCCGGGATGCCACGACAGGGAACCTCTGGGCACACGTCACCTGGTCAGGTGTTTTGCTCTTACACACCTACACGGAGGCTGGAGCACCTTTGCCCCTCCGTGGAGCCAGGAACAGCGGTGGCTACGGTGTGAGAGGTCCAGGGACGCCCCTGGCAATTAAGCAGCGAGGACTGGTTAAGCCATTCTGCGCCAGCCCCCCACTGACCGAGCCGTCGGGGCCTGCGTGTGTGGGGGGGATTACTGATGACGGAGGCGCTGCGGGGCATGTTTCAGCACCCGCACCCTGCGCTGGTCCGGCCGGACAATTGTAAGCTGTATCCGGCGTGAAGGCAATCCAATGAAATTCGTAGTGCTGGCGCTTAAGCCAGTCGCCAATGGTGGCCATGTCGTGGACCCGGGTGAACCATTCAAAGGGCCCTCCCGCCGCCAGGCACTTCCAATGGCCGTGCTCCCGTTTGAACAGGCAATAAGCGGAAACCCCCTGTCCCTCGACATGAAGGACCTTCTTGAGAATGGGGGTGGTGTGCGGGGCAAACGGGCTGTGGATGGGTTTGGATTTGCGAGACAGGCGTCCACGTGAGACAGAAGAACGGGACTTGTGCTTTCCCTTTGACCGCTTCTTCCACCAGGACTCGGGTATGGGTTCCGATCGTTCGGCTTGATGCCACCCCGGAAGGTGCGTCGGCAGGGGTTTCCAGGCTCGGCTCATACCCACTTGATCGTGTCACTCTTCCTGACCCTGGGACGATCCACGATCACGATCTCCCCGGGAAAAGGTCCCGGACTGTTACGAGCAATCCGGGGGGTGTTGGCGGAGGGCGACTCGACCAACGGTTCATTCGGCGAAGCGGCCGAAATGTTTTCCGGTTTCGCTTCGCCACTGGGCTCGTAACCCGATTGATTCATATTGGCTACCTCTACACCACAACCCAAAGGTTGTCAAGCGCCCCCGCCGTTCCGGCGCCGCCCGGGGGCGGTAGCGGCTCTATCGGGATTAAACCCATAAACCCCACGCCGGACGGTAAATCATTTAGAACTGGGCCACGGTCACCACGACCATCCGCAGGTCCCGGATCCGCACGGGCTCGAGGTATATCTCCCGCCCCGACTTCCGGGACGCTTCCTTGTCCACGAGCTTGACCCGGTAATCGTTGTGCTTCTTCAACAGCTCCGCCATCGGCAGCTCGAAGTACAGCTCGGTGTCGTTCAAGTCGGTGAGCTTCTGTTCCCCCGTGTAGAGCACCGATCGCTCCAGCGGGACGTTTTCGTTGGGATCGGCGATGAATACCTGCACGATCCGTCGAGTGGGTTTGTCTGCCATAACTTTTGACCTTTCTATTTTGGTGATTGGGGTTGAACTATCCTGGCCCCCGCCAAGCGACAGGGCCATCAAGGAGACGAAGTCGGCGGGTGAGGCCTGCGGCGATATTCTTTCCTGCACCGTGCTCCCGCCCCAGACCGCCAGCGGCAGGGACGTGGTGTTGCTGGCGTAACAGCTACTGCTGATCTGCGGGGTTTCGTTCATTCCATCGCCCTTTCATACAGCGCCTTAGTCCAGCTCCGCTTGCCGGACTCCAGGAGACAGAGGAAAGACTCGGAGACGCCCAGGAGCCTGGCGGCCGCCCTCAATGAGCTGCCCACCTCTTCCCGGCGCCTCCGAGCCTTGCGACCCAGCTTGGCGTGGTTCAACGCCTTACCGGTTCCCCAGCATTTGTCGCACTTCTTTTTCACCGGGCCCGGGCCACCAGTTCGAGAACCTTGGAGATTTCCGGGTTGGTTTCCAGAGCGTTCACTGCCGCTGTTACGTCATCGAGGCGGCTAGCCAGTTCTTTCTGTCGGCGCTTGAGCGTCTCCAGAAGCGAGGGGGAGCAACACTGATTGGGCGAAATGTCTTCACATTGTCCCAGCATAGATGCTATTTCATTCATCGCGTAAATTCTACTTGCATTCACAGAGTTGTCAAGCGAATGTTTCTCCATGCCTAAACTGAAAGATCGTCAGAGACAGGTGCCGGGGGGTTATACGATGTATGTGCCCGAACTCAAGTGGCGAGCCCCCGGCAACTACCCCAGCTTCACCGTGGTCTGCGACATGCTCCAGGCGGTGATCCGCGCCAACCCCGCCCTGGCCCAGAAGCACCACTGGCCCCTGGACCGGCCCTCCCTGGAGGACTGGGTGGACTCCTACAACGCCACCCTCTGCGCCGCGATGGGCTGGGACGACTACATCCTACCGGGCGAAGGAGGCTCGGCGATCCCAAAATCGGAGCCCCCGCGTCAGAACCTCGCAAGCTTGCGCGCTGCTGCGGGGCTCGTTAAAGACCTGATCGCGGGGGCGCAATCCTTGACCGAGTGGATCGATTCGGATGTTCCCCCGGTTCCGCGCGACTGCGCGACCCAACGGGCCGAGATCTGCGTGGACTGCCCCAAGAACAGCCCGGAGGACCTGACCAAGTGGTTCACCGTCCCCGCCGCCGAGCTGATCAAGCGCCAGATCGAGAAGGCCCAATCCCGCGCCCTCTCTACGATGCATGACGAACACCTGAACCTCTGCACCGCCTGCCACTGCCCACTCAAATTAAAATGTCACGTTCCCATCGCCTGGATCACCAAGCGCCTGACCCCCGAACAATTCGTCAAACTCAAAGAGGCCCCGGCCTGCTGGATACTCCGTGAGTCAGGCAAATGAAGATCGCGGTAGTCTACTGCTACCCCCTGGTCAAACGGCCGACCTACCTGCCGCTGGCCTACCGGTTCGCTCGTACCTGGCAGCGCTTCCCCGGCCACTCGCTCCATGTGGTCTTCAACGGCTGGAAGCCCCAGCCGGTCGAGTCGGCCCCCTTTGATGGGATGGACTATGAGCCCCATGTGCACAACAACTTCGGCTGGGACATCGGCGCCTTTCAGATGGCCGCCGAAACCATTCCCTGCGACCTGCTGGTCTGTCTGGGGGCTCCCGTACATTTTCATGTCCCCGGCTGGCTGGATCGGATGGGTGACGCATATGTTCAGCACGGCCCCGGACTCTACGGCTGCTGGGCCTACCTCTCGCCCAACTGGCACGTCCGCACCACGGTGATTTTCTGCCCACCGGAAATAATCCAGTCGTATCCAAATCAAATAGGAAGTTCAAAAGCCAGTAGATATGATTTTGAGCACGGGCCAAATTCTCTTACGCGCCACGTTCTATCGGCTGGTCTTCCTTGCATCATGGTTACTTGGAAGGGTTGTTTTCCATTTGATCAGTGGAATGATCACGCGCCAGGTCCTGCCGATAGTCTTGTGTGGGATCAGCACACCCACGTATGAACCAGTCCCTCTACAAGCTGGATCCCAAGGAGCAGCAGCGCAAACGCCGCGAGCGCAACTACGCGCTGGGCCTTACCTGGGACGGCCAGCCCCGCAGGCGCAACCAGCCCATCTCCCTGGCCGGGATGACTGAAGAGGAGAAGTTTTCCAGAGCCCACCAACAGAAGCTCTCCTGGCAGAGGAAGAACCGGATATGAGAATTGCAGTTTGGTACCACTGCCTGATTCACAACCACCGCATGCCGCACACCGACCATGCCCTGTGCCTGATCAGCCACCAGATGCAGGCGCTGAGGGACAGCGGACTGGCCGCCGAAGCCAAGGAGCTGCACATCGGGGTCAACGGGGACAACGCCCAGGCCTTGCTCGTGAGCTGCTTTGCCCATTCCAATGCCCTGATGCGGGTGAACGGGGAGTATGCCGAGAGCGAGCTGGCCACCCTGCGCGGACTCCAGGAGTGGCTCCAGCCGGGGTGGCTCGTGCTCTACCACCACATCAAGGGGGTGCAGTACCCGGACAATCCCACCTGGGACCGCTGGCGCAACTGCATGGAGAAGTGGTGCGTGTGGGGCTGGCGCGAGTGCGTGGCCAAGCTTCACTGGGAAGGCCGCGACACGGTAGGGTGCCACTGGATGACTGACGCAAAGTACAAAATGATCCCGTCTGGACAGAGGTACTGGGGTGGCAACTTCTTCTGGGCCACCAGCGACTATCTCCTGACCCTGCCGCCGCTGCCGGAGGACTCCTACGAACACCGCTACGAAGCCGAAACCTGGATCGGCAAGAGCAAGCACGCGCCCATCATCCACGACTTCGCCCAGCACTTCCCGCTCAACTGCCCGGCATGAGAAACCACATCTACCATGTCATCACGCCATTCAGCCGGATGGAGAACTACCCGGTGCTCAAGGCGATGCTGGATGCCCAGCGGGTGGAGTGGCATGTGGTGGTGGACGAGGGATCGGCGGCGACCTTCCCATGCCTGCGGTGTCCCCGGGCGCCCGAGCTGTGGAACCCGGGCGGATGGATATTCAACTGGTTCATCCGCAACGAGGAGATCCATGATGGCGATCGCTACTCCTATCTTTCGGATGATGACTTCTACGAGCCGGGGTTCTTCGACAAGATCGACGCCCGGGCAGGCGAAGCGCTCGTTGTCTCCATGAACCGTGGCCAGCATCAGACGCCCAACCCGGGATACCCGGCCGACACGCTGGTGGGCTGTCCGGAGAACATTCACCACGGCAAGATCGGCATGGAGCAGATCATCGTCTCCGGCAAGGTGCTCAGGCAGCACCGGCACGGCCGGGGGGCCGATGGTGACTGGGACTTCATCTCGAGCGTGGTTCACTGCCACCCACCGGCGTTTGTTCCCGAAGCGTTTGTCTGGTTCAACTACCTGGAGCCCGGGAGGTGGGACGCTTGAAGCACATTCACTTCGTCAACTCCGCCTGGCCGGGAAGCCACCCGGTTTACCACCTGATCCACCAGCACCCTCCCTACGGGTGGTCCATCGATCTGCCGGGGGACGATGCGGCCGACCTGGTGATCTCCCCCACCCGGCCCTGGTATGACGGCAAGCGGCCGTGGCTGGTGTTCATCGAAGATTGGGTGACTCTCTACCACTCAGACATTCTCAACGGCGCCACCGAAGGGGTGGACGTCGCTCGCCATCCCAAGACAGCCGCGCTGCGATCCCAGTTCGAGCAGCCCACCTTTCGCGGAATCGTCTGCCACCATCGCGGCACATTCACCGACCTGGTGTGTCTGAATCTGACCAACAAGCTTCGCTACGTTCCGGTGGGCATCCCCCGCCAGCATCGCGTGCCGGTGGGCGTGCGGCCCGAGGTGACCTTCCTCTTCATCAACTCCTGGATGAACGCGCACTGGAACTTTCGCAACCGGGGCGGGGAGCTGGTCCTGCGAGCCTTCCGCGAGCTGTGGCAATCGGGCAGGCGCGACCTGCGTCTGCGCGTCCTGTGCGGCATTCCACCGGATACCGATCCCAAGGAAACCAACTTCGCGCTCAACTGCGAAGGGGTTCAGGTCCTGCAACATCATGTGCCGGACGATCAATTCACCGAGCTGATCCGCACCTCGGACTGCCTGCTGCTCCCATCCCACCGCGTTCATGTGCATTCCGTCCTGATGCCGTTCTCTCATGGACTGCCGGTGATTTGCAGCGATGGCTGGGGCCTCAACGAGTATGTGACCGATGGCGTCACCGGCTTCCAGGTGCGCGGCATGTATGGGGTTGTGACCTGGCACGACCAGGTGATGCGGGAGAATTACAGCAAGTGGCCGCAGACCCTGCCGATGGTGGCCGGGCTCAAGGAAAGGATGGTTGCGCTGGCAGATTGCCGGTGGCTCTTGTCACGAATGGGCATGGCCGCCCACCAGTACGTGAATGACGTTCACCCCATCGAGCGACAACAGGGATTGCTAAAAGAGCTTTTCGATAATAGTGTAGCCCTATGAAGTTCAACACGGCAGCGGAAGTCGAACAAGTGGCGTACGAACTTAAGCTGGCCGATTTCCCGCGCGGGTTGAACCGCGCCCGGATCAACGACCTTTTCAATGGTGTTCCCCCTTATTCCGCCGAGGAGGTGGAGCGCAACAACATCGCCATCAATGTGAACTTCCTGGGCGCCACGCGCCTGGGCCACGACGCGCGGATGCAGTTCACCGGCAACTTCCTGCGGCCGGGGCGGTTCTTCAACGCCACCACCGACATGGGGCCCAAGCACAAGCGCGGAACACGATCTGCCATCGTGACCCGGGAGCTGGCCAAGCTGATGAAGCAGTCTTCGATCTACTACGAAACCTTCCGCAGCAAGTTCGCCCTGGACATCCTGCACGGGATCGGGCCTTCCGGCTGGGACACCGACGACCACTGGTGCCCGGACGCGCTGGGGGTGGAGGATGTCCTGATCCCGGCCAACACCCTGATCACCATGAAGAACCTCCCGTTCTTCGCCATCTACCGCAGCTACACCGGCCCGGAGCTGGTGCGGCTGACGCGCGACCGGGACATTGCCAAGGAAGCCGGGTGGAACCTGGGCCTGGTGGACAAGTGCCTGGAGTACATCGACCGGGAAACCACCGCGCTCATGGGGACCAACTGGCCGGAAGTCTGGAGCCCAGAGAAGGCGGCCGAGCGGGTCAAGGGCGACGGCGGGTTCTACGCCGGTGACCAGGTGCCGACGATCGACTGCTTCGACTTCTACTTCTGGGACGATGACAAGGCCACCGAGGGCTGGAAGCGCCGGATCATCCTGGACTCCTGGAGCACCCCCGCTGGCGTGGGCCAGCCGATGGGCTGGAACAGCAAGGTGGACTTCGCCAAGAACCAGTTCCTGTTCAACTCCCACACCCGCAAGGTGGCCGACAAGTGGAGCAACATCGTGGCCTTCCAGTTCGCCGATCTCTCGGCCGTGGCTCCCTTCCGATACCACTCGATCCGGTCAATCGGGTTCCTGATCTACGCCGTGACCAACCTCCAGAACCGGCTGCGCTGCAAGTTCCAGGAAGCCGTGTTCGAGGCCTTGATGATGTACTTCCGCGTCCGCAGCGGCGACGAGGCCGAACGGGCATTGAAGGTGGAACTGCTCAACCGTGGATTCATTGATGAAACGCTCCAGTTTATTCCCGCCGACGAACGATTCCAGGTCAACGCCAACCTGGTGGAGAATGCTCTCCAGGATAACGAGAGGATCATCAACGAGAATATGTCCTCCTACGTGCAGAACTCCAGCCAGTTCAAGGACCGCACCGAGAAGACCAAGTTTCAGATTCAGGCCGAGATGCAGGCGATGCAGGCGATGATCGCCTCCGGGCTGGACCAGGCCTACCGCTACCAGGAGTTTGAGTACCGCGAGATCTTCCGGCGCTTCTGCCTCAAGGACTCCCGGGACCCCGATGTAAACCTGTTCCGGGCTCGGGCACAATCCCAGGGTGTTCCTCCCAACATGCTTTCCCCTGAAGCATGGAACATAGAGCCGGAACGGGTTTTGGGGGCTGGCAACAAGACTCTCGAGATGGTGATCGCCGAGCAGCTTATGCAGTTCCGCAACCTTTACGACCCCGAGCCGCAGCGGCAGATCCTGCGCGACTTCACCTTCGCGGTCACGGGCGACCCGGGCCGGACCGAGGCGATGGTTCCGGAAGAACCCGTGCGCATCACCGACTCGGTACACGACGCCCAGTTGGCGGCCGGTACCTTGATGATCGGCCTGCCGGTGGCGATCAAGACCGGCCAGAACCACATCGAGTATGTGGACGCCATGCTGGTCAGCCTCGAGGTGGTGATCCAGAAGGCCCAGCAGCGCGGCGGCATGGCCACGCCCGACGAGATTGCCGGTATGAACGCGATCGTCCGGCATATCGTGGACCACATCAAGATCGTGGCCCAGGACAAGAACGAGAAGCAGCGCGTGACCGAGTGGCAGAAGAAGCTGACCCTGATGATCAACCTGATCAAGGCCTTCGAACAGCGCCTCCGGGAGATGCAGGAGAAGGCCCAGAAGCAGCAGGGCAATGGCCAGGATCCCGAGCTGGCGGCCAAGGTTCAGGCCACCAAGGTCATGGCGGATGCCAAGGCGGCCAACACCCGCGAGTCACACGCCCAGCGCACCGCCCAGCGGCAGATTCAGTTTGAGCTGGAACAGAAGCGCGAGGACGCGCGGCTGGCGCGGGATCTCAAGCGGGAGGAGCAGAAGCACATGCTGGAGATGAGGGCCAAGGCGGCCGAAGCCCGGATGGGCCTGCACCACAAGATCCGGGAGAATGCCGTGGACATCGCGGCCAAGCGAGCCAGCGCGGCGGCCTCCGAAGGTGGAGAAGAGTAATGCCGGAAGGATGGACAGATGGCGACGACGAAGACACCGACTTCCCCGACCAGGCGCCGGAGGATGATGAGGACTGAGCTGTGCTGTCCCTGCGGCAAGAAGCTCGAAGTCAGCGTGAGGAAGAACGGCTGGTATCTCAGCCTCGAGGCGGTGGCCTTGGCCAATAAGTGGCAGCTATCGGATATCGAAGGGTTCGGAGGAATGGCAGCTCGTTTCCCCGCCCTGTGCCCGGAATGTCATCACCACAATCAATGCCGTGATTAAAGAAACCAAAGACGTTGTTTGCCTGGTCCGGGATTTCGGCATGTTCCTCCCAGTAGCAGTCAGGCTGGCGGAACAGTTTAAGAAGGTTTACTACACCACTCCTACTGAAAAGGGATTTCAGGAAATAGGTGATTTCTGCTTGGGCGCTGGAGTTGATAACATTCATCGAGTCAACGACTGGTTTACCCCTGCGATCTTCGATGAAGTGGATCTGTTCTGCTTCCCGTATATATTAGATGGCGGGTTGCAGCATCACCTGGAATCATGCGGAAAAGCCGTCTGGGGCTCCCGGCAGGCCTACGAGCTGGAGACGATGAAGGGCCAGTTCTACGACATGCTCGAGGAAGTCGGGCTGGCCGTTCCGGAGTATGAGGAGATCGTGGGGATGAACAACCTGCGGCTCTACCTCATGGACCACGAGGATGTGTTCGTCAAGATGTCGCGCTTTCGCGGGACGATGGACACCTGGCACCATGTGACCTACCAGCAGAGCCTATCCTACCTGGATCTGCTCACGGTCAAGCTCGGGCCGTTCCAGGAACTGGTGACGTTTTATGTGCTCCAAAAGATTGACACACCCATCGAGGGAGGCGTGGACTCCTACTGCGTGGACGGTCAATGGCCCGGTATGGCCGTCCTCGGCTACGAAAAGAAGAACGAGACATATCTGGCCACAGTCAAGCCGATGGACGAGATTCCCGAGGTATTCACTATGGTCAACCGAGCCATTTCCCCTGTGCTGGCCCGTTACCGTTATCGCAATTTCTTTTCCACGGAGGTGCGAGTCAAAGGCGATACCAGTTATTTCATCGATCCTACCTGCCGCACCGCCTCACCGGCCGGTGAAGAGATGCTCGATCTGTTCGGCAATATCGGAGACATTTTCTGGCGTGGTGCCCACGGTGAGCTGGTGGAGCCGGAGATCACCTACGAGTTTGCCGGTGAGGCCTACCTGCACTGGACCGGGGAGAAGACCGAGTGGAAGTGCCTGGTGGTGCCGGAGGAGTTCCGCAACCGGGTGAAGATCTACGGATCGGCCTACGTGGACGGCGCCTTCTGGTGGCCGCCCGAGGACGAGGAAGTGATCGGCTGCGTGGTGGGCCTGGGCGACACCCCCAGCGAAGTCATCGACAGCATCAAGGAAAGCGTGGAAGCCCTGGGAGATGCCCAGATCAAGGTGGACCTGGCCTCCTTCGCCGACCTGATCCAGGAGATCGAGAAGGCGGAAAAGGAAGGGATCGACTTCACGGACAAGCCGCTGCCGGAGCCCGCCGAGCTAATCGAAGGTTGACAACTTTGACAAACGGATAAACATTCCTCCTATGCAAGGCCAATGCTCTTTTCCGCAGAACATGGTGGACCAGACGCCCAAGTACGACAACGCTGTTCGCAAGCGCAGGCGCAAGGGCAGGCGGCCCAACCAGGTGATCGGCCAGGCTGGCATCATTCGCCCCGACAAACGAAACCGGGCAAGGTATTACTGATGGAAGAAGTCGAACAACCACAGATCCCCTCTCTGCCGTCCTACGCTGATAGCAAGAGCTTCCTGCATCCCAAGCAGCAGGGGCCGCTCAACAAGATGCTGGGCAAGATGCTCAAGCCTAAGATGCACCGGATGATTAAGAATTCCCTCAAACGAACTAAGAACAAACACAAGGTGACCTTTTATTAAATGAACCATAATCCCTCTCCCAAGACCGAACTGCTCAAGAGCCCGGAGGTTGTCAAGCGCCACGCCGCGTTTGCCAGCGACGACTGGCTGCGAGCCCACCTGAAGATCGCCCTTCAGGAGATGCAGTACCGGGCCAGCGCTGGCACTGATCCGCAGAACTTCAATATGTGCGCCGCCTCCCTTCTACGGCTCATGGGGGCCCAGGAGTTCGTGGAGACGTTCCTCAACCTGGCCGAGGCTCCCACCGTGGCGGCCAAGTCGGATAGCACGAACCTGCCGGGAAACGTGACCAGCCTCAACGCTGGCAGAAAGAACTGATACGGTAAAAGAAGAGTGCACGTTAAATAATATGCCACCAGACGTTATAGACGCCCCTGCGGCTCCCGCCGCGCCGATCACTCCGCCGCCCTCAAAGGCGGTCACCGAGATCCACGTTACCGAAGCCGGAGTCGCCTCCGACCCGGGACCATCCTCCGCCCCGCCCAAGCCGGGATCGGCCAAGGAGCGGATGTTCTCCGAACTGCGCAAGAAGTCCGGGGTGGAGGAGGAGCCGGTTAAACCGGCCGCCACCAAGAAAACAGCCCCGGTGACCGGAGAGGACGATACTCCTCCCGATACTACTATCACTGACGAACCCGCCGCTTCCGCCGATAAATCTTCGACCGAGGCACCAGCCGCCGATGACAAGGGCAAGAAGAAGGCCAGCCCGTGGAAGCTCGTGGACGAGCACAAGGCCGCGCGGCTCAAGGCGGAGACCGAGCTGGCCGAGCTGCGCAAGGCGATGGTGGATCCCGCCAAGGTGAAGGAGCTGGAAACCAAGGCCCAGGAGTATGAGAAGCGAGCCAAGGAACTGGACGAGCACATCAAGTATGTGGACTACACCAAGAGTTCCGAGTTCCAGGAGAAGTACCAGAAGCCCTATGAGCAGGCCTGGCAGCGGTGGATGGCCGACCTGGGCGAGCTGACCGTGCAGGATCCCAGCGGGGCCGAGCGCCCCATTCAGCCAGCCGATCTCCTGGAGTTAGTGAACCTGCCGCTCCAGAAGGCCCGTGAGGCGGCCGAGTCAACCTTCGGCAACTTCGCCGATGATGTGATGAGCGCCCGGAAGGAGATCCGCAGCCTGTTTGACCAGCAGCAGCGAGCGCTGGAAGAGGCCAAGAAGCTGGGCAGCGAGCGAACCGCACAGGCGCAGAAGCAGCAGCAGGAGCAAATGGAGGCCCTGCGCAAGGAGCAGGCCCAGGTATGGGAGGAAGCCAACAAGGCCGTAGTGGCCGATGAGAAATATGGAAAACTCTTCAAGCCCGTCGAAGGAGACGAAGAGGGAAACGCCCGGCTGCAAAAGGGATACGAGCTGTCCGACCGGGCCTTCTCCGTCAACCCCAACAACCCACAGCTCACCAAGGACCAGCGAGCCGAAGTCGTGCGGCTTCACGCGGCTGTCCGAAACCGAGCAGCGGCGTTTGGACGAGTTGCTTACCAGGCTCTCCAGCTCGAAGCCAAAGTCGCCGAGCTGACCGCCGCGCTGGCCAAGTACAAGAGCGTCGAGCCAGGCGCCGGGGAGCCTCACGCGCCCACCGGACAGCAGGTGGCTACCACCGCCAGGGACCAGGTGTTTGGGGCATTGAGGAAGATTGCGCATTGAAGGAGTTAATATGGTTGGAGGAACTGTAGTAGAAACCATCATTCTCGAAGATCGTGTGTGGGTGAACACGGTCGACAACGACGAAACCAGAAATACCCAATGCGCCATATACGTCCAGAAGAACGAAAAGGCTTTGAGAATATCCCCGGGAGATTCGGTGTGGTGGCAAGGCGGAAGCGCCATGTGGACTCCATACCTTAACCGTGGAGCCGTTCGCAAACAGAGAGGTGAAACAAAGGAACAGAGGGGAGGAATTGATTATGACATTCGCATCCCGAGGATTGGATTTTCAGGAGTAAGCAGGCCACCAGCGCATTGATATGTGGATTCTGGTTGGAATTCTTTCAGCGATCATCGTTACGCTTCTAGTGGTAATTGTGAAGTGCACGCCTAGATGGCCTGGATAAAATAGGCTATATTACATCGTGCAGTTAGCGCACGAAACATTCAATCTTCTGTTGACGGCTAGGTTTCCCTGTGCCATAGGTGCTTTGAGTTGACGCGCTCTGAAGCGTTGGTGGCAACCAACCACCGTTAAAAACTGGCAGCGGCATCGGCCATGTGGGCAGAAGCGACGCAAGAGCCGCTATTCGCTTCAAAACACAGAACGGAAAAGACGCACACCAGTAGATGTGCGGAGACTTTTCCGAACGGTAACTGTTAGTTTTGAAGAAAGAATAAACAAATGTCTTGTCCAACCCCTGGCATCGTCAAGGCTTGTGACCTCCCTCAATTCTTTGTCGATCAAACTCCGAAGTTTGATGAATTGATTATGGAAGATATAAGACCTACTGATGGATGGCTTTTGAATGTTAGCACCGGCACCACCCCTATGGGCACGCCGGTTGAAATCACCCAGGACCGCTTCCGCTCGGTTTGGCCCAACACGACCAAGCCGTGGACCAAGGTGGTCGCCAACGGGCCCGGCTGCACCGGCAACCCCTGCGATCCCACCGAACACACCATCGGTTGGGGCGCGGACCGGCTGACCTACTACGCCGAGCAACAGACCTGGGCTACGCCGCTACTGTGCTATGACCAGGACATGCACATCACCCATGCCGAGCAGCACATCTCGCAGTTGATCAACGAGATCCTGCGCCCGGCCACCACCGCCATCTCGAGCAACTACCTGCGCAAACGCGCGTTGCTCTGGGCCAAGCAGAAGAACACCGCGAACTCCACCCTGGACCAGTTCACCTTTGCCTGGGCGCTGGACGCCAACGGAGACGAGTCGATCTTCAACTGCTCGGTGCCGCCGAACAACGTGTTCATGCTGGTTCCGCAGATGTTGCAGAACCGGTTCTCCCCGCTGATGCGGCGCGGTTACGCTGGCAAGAATCCGTTCAAGGACACCGCTCCCTACATCGAGCTGGTGACCGACATGGACACCTGCTGGAACCTCGAGCGCCTCGGTGGCCAGAACGGCATCGGCGGCGGCGACAGCCCGAACGTGCTGGGCAACTGGCGGTTCCAGAACTTCGATGAAACCGAGAAGTACTGGCGCTACGGGTTCTCCGGCCAGATTGGCAACTACATGGTCCGCGTGGACGAAATGGGGTTGCGCTTCAACTTTGTCGCGGACCTGGGAGCCTCTGCCGCTCCGAACCGCTACCGCTACCAGGTGGTCCTGCCGTATGTGAACGGCATCACCACGGGCGCCGGTGGCGCAGCCGGGCTGGGCAGCGATGCCAACCCGGACTTCGACAAGGCGCACTACGCCATCAGCTTCATCTGGCACAAGAAAGCGATGGAGCTATTGGTGCCGGACGCCCGGCCGCTGAGTCCCGAAATGCCATTCGGTCACCGCGACTTCGGTGGCAAGTGGCGCTTCGCCATGCACGATCTGGGTGCCGATCAATCCGGCACGGCCATCAGCAACAAGTGGGAAAACAAAGGGCAGTTCATCTCGTGGTTCAAGTACTACGTGCGCCCGTTACACACGGAGTTTGCCGAAGTGTTCTTCCATAAGCGCGAGCAGTTCTGCATCCCGAACATCAGTCCGTGCAGCGCGGATCCTGGGTATCCGACTCAGGTTTACAACAGCGCCCTGCCGGTTTGCGACCTGCCAGCCACCTGGCCGGAGAACTTCGTTTCCAGTGTTCCTACTGGCAGCGGGACTCCTCCTCCGAGTGGAACTGGCGCCGGTCCGCTAGGGTCCCAGACGCCGTTCACGCTGCCGCCTGCGACAGCCTCGAATCCGCCCGACCAATAAGAGAGAGGGTTGGGGTTTGGTGGGACTGGCGGTTAGTGGTTGGCCGCCAGTCCTTTTCTAACAGCCACGATGTTGAAAGGCCATTATGCCCGAAGATTTCTATTCCGATGCGGCCCCACCGGCCGACTCCGCACCGAAGGATTCCCCTACCGGCAAGTCCGAGGCTGGCGACAGCCAAACGGCGGAGCTGCCGCTGGCCGTGTTCCCCGAACACCCCAAGGTGGGGGACAAGTGCGAGTTCGAAGTCACCCAGGTTTCCGAGGACTCGGCGATCGTCAAGTACGCCAGCCGGTCCCAGGAGGAGGAACCGCCCCCGGAGCAACCGGCCCCCGAACCCGCTGCCGCCCCTGGCGGTGGGGGTGGCGGCCCGATGAGCGCCATGCTAGGATAACACTATGCCGAGCACGACACGACCATCGGTTGATCAACTGATCGCCAACTCCTCCTGCTACAAGTGCATCCCGACCGGCATGCAGAACGAGGTGATCATCTACCTCCTGAACTCGATCCTGGGAACCAACCTGACCCCGCAGCAGTTGATGGACGCGGCAGTCTCCTACCAGTCAACCTCCTTCAACTGCATCCCGGCAGGCATGCAGAACGAGGTGATCATCTACCTGCTGGACCAACTGGTATGATCTGGGACCGGGCCATGAGCATGCCTTGCGATAAGCGGAATGTCTGCCCGGATGACGCCAATCCAGTCATTGGTCTTGACTCCACCCTGCCGGACGTAATCAACGACTACGCCTACGGGTCTTACGATGCCGTGATTCCCGGCCCGGGATGGGGACCGGATCCGGACTGCCAGTCTTTCAGCGGCCTGGCGTCCTGCGTGGAAGTTGTCGTACTGACTTCCAGCATCATCCTAGAGGATGACAGCGGGAACTTCTGGGCGCTGTTCGTGGACACGGACGGCAACCTGTACACGGATCGGTCTTCCGGACCGGCCACCAATCCGGTCATCCTCGACGATGGAGCTGGCGGGTTCTGGCAGGTGGTGGTGGATGTCAGCGGCTTGCGCGGGGCTGAGTCTGTCTCCGGCCCTGCCAGCACGAACAACTTCCTGGACGACATCAATGGCCACACCTGGACCCTGGTGGTTGATCCCGTTGGAAACTTAGGAGCACAGTATTGATATGAGAATCTTGATAGCCTTCATCCTGATGATGCTGGGCGTGCGCTCGTTTGCCGCCACGCCGGTTTACCCGGCCAGCACCAACGCCAACCAGACCTTCTACGGGGTCAACACCTTCACCCAGCCGATCCACGGCAGCATCACCGGCAACGCCGCGACCGCAAACAGCGCGGCGACCGCAGGCAACGCCGCTACCGCCACGGCCGCCCAGGGAGCCCCGTGGCTAACGTCGGCCAGTGCGCTCAACGGCGCCAACCTGACGCTGGGCTCGGTCAACAGCAACAAGCTAGATGCGGCGACGCAGGCGCAACTGGCGCTGGCCGGGTCGGGAGGATCGGGCACGAACCTTCTGGTATCGAGCAATTATTGGACTGCGCCCAACGTGTTCGCTGGAGGGATCTCCGTGCTTGGCATCAACCCGGCCGATACCAACTCCGAGTTCATCAACATCTACGCCGAATCGGAGACGATCACCAACGATCTCCATGTAGGTGGAACTATTTATGGGAATTTGCCAGCTTCATATATTGTCGGTTCGATATCCGCCACCCACTTGGTTGGCACCGTTTCGATCACCGACCTTGGAGCCGTGGGCGATGGGGTTACGGACAACACATTGGTTATCTCGAACGCATTGGCCCTTGGCACCAACCTGCTGTTCCCGGCCGGGGTGTTCTTGACTGGTTCACAAACATCCACCGTCCCGCAGCACATGATCTTTGAGGCTGGTTCCATCCTGCTATACAAGACCAACGCCACGGGATACCTGTTCGAGTTGAACGGTCTGGGGAACAGCCTGGAGGGCCCAGGAACGTTCCAGGGCAACGACACGAATATCTACGCTGGCGGTCCGGGGATCTGCGCCCTGCCGACTCCCGGCAACCGCAGCGCCATGCGGATCAACTGCGTTTACAACTCCCGCATTTCCGATCTGAACGTCTACAACTTCAGCGGCTACGGCATCTCGGTTTACTCTTCCCTGCCGGGGATTAACAATCAGTATAACCATTATTTCATCCGGTCCTGCTACCTCACCAACTGCACCGAAGCCATCGTGCTCGGAGTGGACGGAGCTGACAGCGCGGAGTATGGAGTCATTACTGGTAATAAGATGTGGGAGTGCTGGGTGATGATCGACAACTACGGGGCGAACAAGGAGATCGTGGCCAACAGCGGAAACGAGGGCAGCTTTGGTTACCTGTCGCGTTCGCTGGATGGCCGCTCGCACGACAACGTGGTGGCCAACACATTCAACCACTGCTGCTGGGGAGCCTACTTCACCAACTGCCAAACCGGATGCTTGTTCAAGGACAACAACGTGCTCGGATGCGCGGCAGTCTATGTTTACCAGAACTGCAATGGTGTTCAGTTCGACAACAACTTCTGCCAGCTTGCTCTTGGCGGAATGCTGGACTACTCGGCGGGGACTAACTACTACCGCTTCAACGAGTTCACTACCGGCATTGCCGGACAGCATGTTCTGATTCAGCCTGGGTTTACCAACTCAATTTGGTACGGGAATTACGACTTGGACTTTGGAGAAGTGCTGCTGACTAACAACGTCACGACGCTGCACGGTAACTACAACTTCACTGGCACCGTGACGGGCATCAGCGGCCAAACGAACAACACCGTCCTCGCCGCCGGTGACGCCAGTGTTTCGATAGTGACCAACGTGAGCGGGGCGACGACGAAGTACACGTTGACGGCTACGACTGGCAGCGGAGCCTCCCTCACCGCCAACCAGACCTTCACCGGCAGTAACAACTTCGCCGGGGCTTTGACCCGGAACGGCGGCGGCGTTGCCACGGCGGTGAACGTACTGGACTATGGCGCGAAACCTAACGGCTCGGACGCAACTGCTGCGATTCAGGCTGCGATCAACGCGGCAGCCACCGGAGCCTCGGGAGCCTCGGTGTTCTTCCCGGTTGGTTTCTACACCGTCTCGGGAACCCTGAGCGTGCCAATCGGAGTCTGCTTGCAAGGCGACGGCGGCCTCGGTGCCTATGTCACCGGGTTCGTTTCCAGCACGGCCAATCCTGTGCTGTCCCTGAGCCAGTTGAACGAAGTCAGGAACCTGGCCTTCTACAGCGGCGGCGGTGCGGCGGCCAACACGGTAGCCATCGTCAATGCTGCGCCATCGTCTCAAAAGAACAAGCTGCTGAACCTCAACATCAGCCATTACGGGTATGGCATTTTGCTCACCAACTCCTGGATCGTAGACATCGACTCCTGCGTGTTCGGGGCGTGCCAGAACTGTATTTCCTGCACGAACGTCAACAACCTGCAAATCAGGAACAACATCTTGGTGTCGAGCACGAATGGCGTCTCCATCACTTCGCTGGGAACGTGGTATGGCAATACGATTGAGATTATTCACAACGACATGGAGGAAAACACCGGCATGGCGCTGATGATTACAAACAACGGGGGTGTGACCATCTCGCAAAACCATTGCGAGGACAACAGCGTTGGCTGCGTGCTTTACGGAGTGAATGAGCTTCTCTTTTCCGCGAACACCTGGGAAGGCAACGGTTCATCTTCGGAGATGGCGCTGGCGATGACGAACTGCGTGGGGGCAACGATTGAGGATAACTCGTTTCTGTATAAAGACTCGGTGGCCGTGGACAGCACTTGCTCCGAGATCGACCTGGAGCCTAATCAGTTTGTGAGTTCGGGGCTTACGTTCGTTCCATCGTCGGGGGTATCGGTGACAAACGGCAACGTGAGCGCCAGCGGGACCGTGACGGCCTCTAACTTCAGAGGGCCGGGAACGGGATTGACCGGGACTGCTTCGGGTTTGAATGTGGACGGCAGCGCAACTTGGTTGAACACTTCAACCCTTTCGATTACCAACAACGCGAACAGCACGACGAACATCGGGCTTATTCTGAACAACAATAACAGCGCGGCGAACGTGGGCATCGCGTTGGAGTTCTCGGGTTATCCGGGGCCAATGGCCAAGATTCTGGCGGGGAACAATCCGCTGGCTTATCTCGGTGGCTGGGCGGAATTGTGGACCTACAGCGCCAGCACAGGCGGATCGAATTTGGTGTTCCACGCAGAGCACGACGGCAGCATTGGTTTTCAAACCACCAACGTCATCAGTTCCTCCGGCTCGGCGATCAACGGCGTGGGGTTGACCAATGGGGCTGGCACCTTCACCTCCGGCACCCGCACCTTCACGCACGACAGCACCCACACCGTCATCACCAACACCGCCACGCTGACCAGCTCGGAGTGGACGGCAGGCTCGCAGAAGGAATGGTATAACGGCGCGACCACCGTCACCATTGATAAAACCAACGGCAACATCACGGCGAGCGGGACGGTGACGGCGGGCCGCGTTGTTCAGGTTTCTCCAAGCGCAAATGATACCACGACCATCAGCAATGCCATGCAAACGATAGGAACCGGCATTGTGAATTTATCGGATGGCACATATAGTTTTGGAACAAACGTGTTGAGTGTTCCAGTTGGTATCACTCTGAAAGGTGCTGGTTTTGGAACCATTCTAACCGTTTCAATTACAACCAATTCATCCTTCGTTCTGTCAAGTAACTGTGTTTTATCATCTTGCAAAATAACGGCTACAAGTAATCCCCTGACCACAGATCAGCCGGTTATTCTGGCTGGCAATAACAACGTTATCAGAGATTTGTGGATTGATAACTGCGCGTCTGGAATTAAGGTTAACGGAGCAACTAACGTTTGGGTGCTCAATTACCTGGCCACTAATTTGCGCGGCATAAACGGTTGGGCTAATGCGATTGAAGATACTGCTGGTAATGGGTTGTTTGTAAACGGTATTGATGTTGAAAACTCCGACCGAGCAATCGAACCCGAGGACGGGGCAGTAAATGTATTCTGTCAGAATGGCAGAATTGTGAATGTGTACCCGACAAATGGCACCACCTACAGTTTTACCATTTCAGCGCACACCCATAGCTTTGCCACCGCTTACACTCATAATGTCAGTTACTCGCATTTCTATCTGGAAAACTCGGCTGGACCATTGGTCGATTCCGGCTCTGCTACCGCTGTGACAAGTGACGTTCGATTTAACGACATTATAATCACTAACTCGTGGAGAATCGCTGGCGGCTACTCGACAATCCAAGCCAATGGACCGAACACAACTTTCAGCGGTATCCGTATCTATGGAGTCACGCCGCAAACCAACAGCATCAATGTGGGATCGTTCAACAATCAACTGTTTGAAGATGTGCGTTTTATGAACGGGCCGGTGTCCATCACGTTCAACGGTGGAGCGACCAATACGGTATTCAGAGATTGCGATTTCTGCACGGGTGATGGTCAGAGCACATACGGTTACGGAACGTTTATCAACGGTGTTAATGATGGGACGCTGTTTGAAGGTTGCTCCTTTTCTGTTCCCCCTACTAACGGCATATTAGTGGCTGCATACGGTGGCACGGCTTTGATGTTTCAGCGGTGTTCGTTCTACGGTGGGGCTACAGGAGGCTACGCACTTTATCTGGCCTCATACGGCAGTCCGCTTAGTGCCATCGTGCAAAACAGTGTTTTCTATGGCGATTGGGCTTATGATGCAATCAGCAACCACGGAACGAATACTGTTTTCACTGACAACATATTCAACGGAGCTACGGCGGCACACAACGGCTCGATAGCAGTCGGAAGCGAGGCGGTAAATACCATCATTGTGAATAACGTGGGGCAAAACAAGATCACCGATGCTGGAGCCTCAACTTTTCAATGGTATGTCACGAATCAGTTATTGACTGTGGTAGGCAAGTCAACGAATACGGTCAGTCTGGGTGCGCCGGATGTTTATGCCGGCAACGGTTTTCACGGGAATGCCGATACTGCAACGTCGCTGGCCAGCGTAAACGCTACCAACGTAATCAGCGCGGCAAATCTGACTCTGGGGAACTTCACCAGCACTGTTTGCGGTTATTTGAAGTTCACGAATAACGGAGTCACCTATTCGCTGGTCTTGTCCACAAACAATCCATGATCTTCATTTTCGTCATTTTGTTCTGCCTTTGCGGCTTAGGATATTCTCAAACCAACCTAGAATATACCGGGCAGGTGATAACTAATGGTACGATGTTCACCAGCGTGCCGCCAGCAGGCTCCGGCCCGACCATCACATCGGTGCAAGTGCTGGCTTTAAGCTCAACCAGCGCCGGAGTATCTTGGACTACCTCGCCGTCCACCACCAATAACTGTGTCGATTACGGTCTGACAACCGCTTATGGATCAACGGTGCTGAGTAATGTCAATACCACAACGCCATCTAATTATGTTACCGGGTTGTCCGAGGCGACAACCTATCACTTCCGGTGCCGTTCCGGTAACGCCTCGAATGGTCTGAACTCTACCAATACAGATAGTACGTTTTGGACATTAAGCATTACGCCAACCAACCTATCGGGGGCAACCAACATAGCATGGTGGGTGGCAGACAACATCACCGGCACAAATGCTACCGGCTACATCACTAATTGGCCTGACTCTGGGCTGGGTGGCTTTAACCTTAGAAAGATCGGAAGCGCCGGAGTTCCTATGGTTAGCAATAACTGGCTTAACGGACATGCCATCGTTCATTTCTCGACGACCACCAATTCAGCTTTGGTGAATACAGCGTATTTTGCCAACCAGCCCCAGGAAGTCATGGCTGTCATTTCTATACCCGTTGCAACGGAACCTGCTTATACTTGGATCATCGATTCGACTAACACCTCTTATCGGAATGGTTTTGAAACCAGCTCGGCGGTCAGTGGTGCTTATAGGCACTATGCTGGATCAGCGTCGGGTTACTATACCCTGCCCGGAAAATGGTTCGTGCTGGACTTGGTGTTTTCAGGTGCAAGCTCTGGGATTCTGAGCAATAATGTTTCAGCAAGTGGAACGAATAGTATCGGCACGCAGGCTGACGCTGGATTCACTTTTGGAAATAGATACGATCTGAGTCAGAGCTGTTTATTTGATGTTGCCGAAATTGTTACTTATTCCAATATACTAGGGGGAGTTGGAAGCGCGGGCGTATTCTCATCAGCGTCAGCTAGAACTAATCTATACAATTATTTGACCAATAAATACGCAATTTCTCCATGAAACCCCTGCTCTCAATCCTGCTGTGCCTGTGCCTGACGGCGGGGGATTTGTTATGATAAGCCAAAAAGACATGCTGGACATAATTCTGACAGAGGCGATTGAAATGCAAAGCGAGCGCGTCCTCTTGGATGGAAATAAAACAACTGATCCAGACTTGGTAATACAGTACGACTTGCGAGTGGTGCAAAAAGAGGACGGCACGTTTGAGTGGAGAGATTAAATGAGAATCTTCCTTGCCCTACTCCTCTCAGCCCTGACGGCGGGGGCTGCGACCTACTACGTCAGCCCGAACGGGAACAACTCATCCGGTAATAGCTGGGCCAATGCGTGGACTTCGCTTTCGTCGGCCAGCGGCGTGGCGGCAGGCAGCACGGTTTACATTGACGGCGGAACCAGCGGCGGTGCGGGCATCACTTACAACATCTCCGGGAGTTGGGGCATCAGCGGGGGTTCAGCGGGGAACATCACGACCTACCAGATTGGCCAGGACTCGTCGCACAATGGCATGGCGATATTCAATGGGACGGCAGGAGGCATTTGGCTTAATGGCGCTCAGTATGTTCGCATTTCTGGCAACGCGGGAGACGGCAAACAACACTTCGAGGTTACTGGCTATACCTGTCTTTACCTGGGGTCAACGGTGAACACGGTTTACCTCGGCTACATTTACCAACCCAACGGTGGTTCCGGTGGGAGCAGTGCCGGGGATATGTATATCTACCCCTCAGCGGTTAATTTCGAGTTGGATAGCTGCTTTGTGAAATGCACATCGGCCAGTGCTGACTCGTTCTGTTACGTCTCCTGCGGCGGATCAACTTGGGACAACTGCCTATTCCATAACAACACGATCTGGGTGCCGCACACTTCAGACCCGGCTATCGGGGCCGACTGCTTTCAAGTGGTAGGCGTTGGATACAGCATCTATTCAAACACCATCGTTGGCTACACCCTGCCCGGAGGCGTCAATCACCAGGACGGATGGCAAGACACTGGAGGCAGCAGCTACATCAAGATTTACGACAACACCATAATAGACATGGGCAACTCGGGCTTGTTTGCCGATGGTTACAATGGGGGCTTCAGCCACGTTCGTTGCTACAACAACATCATCGGCTGGGATACAGTACCCACCGGCTACACTCGCGGCATTGAATTTGGGACTGATGGTGGGGCATTGGCCAACCCTACCGTATGGAATGACGTGGTGATCGCCAACAACACGATCATGGACCTTCCCAGTCCAGCCGTGTTCGCCATTCAGCTTTACAATTCGACTGTGCATCCAAGCACTTGGACTTCCTGCTATGTGGACAACAACGTCTCGATAAACTGCGCGGGTGGAATCGGCGGTTCCATAGGGGCAAATGACACAGGTTCAATCACAGTGGCAGATAATGTGAGTGGGGCATCATCGCCTGACTTCGTTGGATACAGCACCTACGGCGGGACGAATAACAACATGAGACTGGCCCCGCCGAGCAATCCGTTGATAGGTCAAGGGGTGAATCTTTCCAACTACTTCACCACCGATTACGCTGGCAACACCCGTGCTGCAAGCGGCGCTTGGGACATTGGAGCCTATGCCTATACGACCAACGCGCCCAGTACAACCACTTACTACGCCTCACCAACCGGCACCGGGAATGGTTCGCTCGCCTCACCGTGGAGCCTGCCTACAGCCTTGGCGAGCGCGGGAGTATCGAACACGGTCACACTGCTCGATGGAGTTTATCCTCAGAGCGGAGGGTTGGCCATTCCTGCCAGTTACATGACGGTGAAGGCATTGAACAAGTGGAAGGCAGTCATCACTAATACTAGCTTGACGGACTATTCTGTGGCACTCTACACCTGGCCAGCATCCACCGTGTCCAGCGTCACGATTGACGGCCTGCACATCACCCACGCTGGCGGTGCGGGCATCGAGTTATGCGGCCCGAACTGCACGGTGCAGAACTGCTGGATAGATCACAGCGGCGTGGCTGCGGCGGGACACCAGTTCGGGCACGGAATTTTCCTCTACGGCCCACAGAATGGCACGCTGATCCAGAATAACCTGATCGAGTGGAACGGAGTGGATGCGAGTTACGATCACGGCATTTATGGTTGCGGCACCAACAACGTGATTCGCAACAACGTCTCGCGGCACAACTGCGCGTCAGGTATACAGGTTTACGGCACGGGCGGAACGGACAATGCCCAGATTTACAACAACCTCGTTTACAGCAACGGCTGGGGCGCGGTGTTCGCCAGCGGGGACCAGATGTATCTCTATTCGCAGGCCGATGGGACGAAGAATTACGTCTTTGGCAATACTATCCTGAGCACCAACGCCTACGCCATCAACGTCAGCGCGAATGGCACCTGGTATCTCACCAACAACATCATCGGGGCCACATCCGGGAACGGCATCTACGGCGGAACGGTTTTAGCCGGGCACAACTACGTCGGGACACCGGCATTTGTGAGTCCATCCACGGGCCTTTACTGGCTGACCAGTGGCAGTGCGGCGAGAGGAATAGCGTTGGCAAATGTGTGTGGCCCGGTGAACTTCTTCGGCAGCGGGCAGAGCAGCGTGAGCGATGTTGGCTTCGCGCCATACAGCGCCACGTTGGCGGCAGACTCCCGCACGCTCGACCCGTCGGGGACGAGCGGGGCGGATTACTGGTTTACCAGCAAGACGAACACCTACGCGCCCAGCATCGCCAGCCAGTCGGCAGGCGTAACCAATTCGACCAGCGGAGGCTTTACGGTGAGCGTGACCGCGAGCGGCACTGCCCCGTTGTCCTACCAGTGGGCTACGAATAACTCGCCAGTGGCTGGTGCCACGTCTTCTTCTTACGGCTCCATGCCAGCTACGACCAACCAGAGCGGCAGCTACTCGTGCGTTATCACTAACCTGTACGGGGCGATCACCTCCACGGCAGTCAACGTGCTCATCACCAATGTCGTAGTCAACACGAACGGCAGCCTAGTGGTAAACGGCGGATTTGAGACAGGAGACTTCACGGGCTGGACGTTTGTGGGTAGCTCCTCTGACAATAATGTGTCCAGTGCCGCAAAGGATGTTCATTCAGGAACGTACGGAGCAAACCTGGGAGCTGTAACGTCCCTCGGCTACCTATCGCAGACTCTGGCAACGACCAACGGACAGACCTACCTGCTGTCGCTGTGGCTGAACAGCCCAGACGGACTCACGCCCAACGAGTTCCAGGTAAGCTGGAACGGCAGCGTCATCTTCGACCAAGCCAACATTCCAAACATCGGCTGGACTAACCTGCAATTTACGGTGCAGGCAACCGGCAGCAGTACTGTGCTGCAATTCGGTTTCCGGGACGATCCCACTGCTTTTGGCTTTGACGACATCAGTGTGACCGCAACTAACTCAGCTCCGGTTATTACCTCTCAGCCGAAGGACCAGACGGTGCGGGTGGGGACACCGGCGACGTTTAGCGTCACGGCGGTGGGAACCTCTTTGACCTACGACTGGCGCTGGCACGGGACCAACGTCGGCAGCGGTAGCAGCGTGAGCGTCACACCGTCGACCACGAACGAGAACGGGACGGTGGTCTACGTCAACATCGGCAGCGCCTACGGCGGGGTGGTTTCCACCAACGCCAACCTCTACGTGACCAACGGGGCCCTGCCTGTCATAGTGACCCAGCCCGTGAGCAAGAGCGTAACGGTTGGCAACTCGGCTACGTTCACCGTGTCGGCAACCGGGGCAACCTCCTACCAATGGACGATGGACGGGACCAACGTGGCCACCGGCTCAAGCTGGGTGACGGGGACTGGATATCCGGTGGGCACAAACAACGTCCAAGCGACGGCTATCAACACCTACGGTTCAACCCTTTCGGTCATCGTGACATTTGCCCGAACCAACACCCCAACTCCTCCTACCCCTTCCACCAATATTTACATGATTCACCTTGGGCAGGCCAAGCTAGGTCGTGCTATATTAAGCCAATAAACGGTGCCATGAATCAGGAACAAAAACTGTATAACGGAGACGTTTGCTTGGAACATAGGGTATCAACCATCGAAGCCGAGTCGCGTGAACGGGAGAAGATCCTCAACCTGACCGCTCAAGCCCTCGAAAAGCGCCTGGAAATGCTCAACGAGCTACGGGGCGACGTGATGACCAGAGGCGAGTACCAGAAGGCGCACGAAGCTCTTATCTACCGGATTGAGTCCGTGGAGAAGATGCAGGGCAAGGGCGTGGCGGCTGTGCTGACGCTGGTGGCCATTGTCGGTATCATCAGCACCATCATTGCGACCATTGCGCTGTTCTCGAACAAGTGATTTATGCCAAGTAAAACAACAGTAGAAGTAAACGCCGCACTGGCCTGGATTCTGGGCCAGTTGCAGCAGCAGTCAACATGGAAGGGGATAATCCTCCTGCTGACTTCAGCCGGTATCTACCTGAAACCGGACCAAATCGCAGCCATCACCACGGCTGGCCTTGCCATCGTGGGGTTGGTCAATGTGTTCCACAACGAAACCGCCGCCGCCGATGCCGCTGTCCAAAGGGCGCAGCAGGCAACCGCGACTGAACCAACCAAGCCTTGATTTATGAGAACACGAAACATCGCAGCGGTCTTTGGCCTGTGCCTCGCACTGGTTGTGCTTCCGGGCATGACCTGCAAGCCGAGCCAGCAGACCACGACCTACAACACCCTGTCGAGCGTCCACCTGACCACGAGCGGGGCTTACAACGCCTACCTGGATTTGGTAGTCCAAGGCAAGCTATCCACCAACATGGTCCCAGTTGTGTCCAGGGACTACTCCACGTTCATCGCCGTGTGGAACGGAGCCGTGAGCATAGCGGCATCGGGCGTCACGGCGCCTGCCAGCCCGGCTGTAGCCAACGCCTCAGCCACGGTCCTGGCCGATATTAACGTAGCCAAGACGAAAGGAACTCCATGACCTGGGCAGCATTGATTCCGATTATTGTGCAGTATGGCCTTCCCATCGCTGAGAAGATTTGGCAGCTATGGTCAACTAATGCCGTGCCTGATCAGGCGGCTTGGGATGCGCTTAAAGCTCTAGGCACAGCCACCCGCAGGCAGGACATGACCGCCGCTCTGGTGCGCAACGGTGTTGACCCAGCTTCGCCTCAGGGCCAGGCCTTGCTGGCGCTGGTGTCTTAGGCTTGGTAGGACAGCTCGTGGCTCTGCCAGAGAGCCCGGGCCCGTTCCCGTAGTTCCTTCTTCCACCGCTGGTCGTTTCCAGCGAAGGCCGGGTTGATGATCCGATCGATCTTGAACCCGTGGTGACGGGCCACTTCCACCCCGGAGGCCAGGGTGTCGAACAGGTCGGGAGACCGGCCGGTCTTGAGCTTGCACTTGTCCTTGGTTTCGATCTCGATCTTGTTGGCACCCACGATGGTCCACTCCCGCATGCACCCCTCCATCATCACGTCCTCGGTCATGCCCCGGAACTGGTCACCCTCGATGATGTGCCGGACGGTGTACCACAGCTCGGACACCCGCTTAGAGTAGTAGTCCTTGCAGGTGACATCCAGGCCATTGCCCACCGCGCGTTCGGAGGGTGACCCGCCAAACTCGATCGGGATCACGTTGGGCGACCACAGTCTGCCGAAGGCGGCCATGAGGCTTCCCCGGCCGGTGGAGTCAAAGCCGAAGTACTCCGGGCTGATCCCCCTCCGCTCGCACTGGTCCCTCACCTGGAGGGCGATCTGGTCCTCGGCCGGATCGACCTGGCTGTCCTTGATCGGGATCACCATCGTGTCGATCAGGGCCAGGATCATCTTGCTTTCGCTGTTGAGCCCGTAGGCCAGCTCCATGAACACGCACCGATCCCCGCCCACCCCACGGTAAGCGGCGTCGAGCGCCCCTACCCTGGTCTTGATGGAGTTGAGCCACACCGGCTCCTCCATCGCCATGTGCTTGAGGCAGAGCTGGCGTGTGATCACCCTCCGGGCGCCCTGGCCGCGCGGCATGCGGCCCTCATCCATCATCGAATACTGGATCGAGTCCTTGCCGTAGAACTTGATGTCGGCGTCTATAGCCTCCTGGGTAATGAGGGGTATGCCGAGTCGTCCGTCCAGATTGGGCGAATCACTACCCGGCAACTGGATGCATATTCCTTGGGGAAATCGGATTTCCCAGGTTTTGGTTTTCGGCGTCTGGTCAACACCACCATCCCACCCTCCACGATTGGCCGCTGGCTCACAAAGTACTCCCAAGGCATCTGTCGTATCTTTCGGATTTCCGGACCCCACGCACTTGAAGTCCTTGTTCTTGTTCATGTTGGCTATACCGTCAACAAATGAACGAGGAAGGAACTGGCAGTTGTGTACGGTTATGCCATTGACGCAGTAGCTCGGATGTCCTTCAACTTGGAGATTGTGGACCGTATATCCAATAGCACCCCCAGCGGATGCTCCATGATTAAGCGGTTTGTAATCCTTAACACAGTCCACCCAAGCTCCTTTAGAAGTGAGTCTTTCTTCATGTCCTTGGCCTTGCGCTGGTCCCAGTTTGTGTGGCATGGGCCGTCCGCCTCGATGGCCAGATTTATACCAGGGAATCCCAAATCCACTTTGTAGTTGGTCGGGTATCCGCTCCCCGACCGCTTGCCGGTGGGAATAGGATAATTCCACACGGCTTCTGGGAATGCCGTGAGAAGGAACTGTTCGGCTCTGGTTGGGCCGGTTCCGTTTCCGCCTCGAATCTTTGGATGGTGGTGAATAAATCGCAGACGATTTGAAACCTTTGCTCTGATTTCCGCACTTCTCATCGGATTGTTCGACTTCATGCTCTTGGACAATGATGCCGCCCACTCCGGCTTTCTCTTGTGAGCCATTAAAAGACCTGCCGATAATTTCCTCAGCCTTTCTTCCTGTGGCTGGGAGTGCATCCATTTCGCGTTGCAGGATAGGCTGCAAAAGCGCCTCTGCTTTGGTTTTAGCGGACTGCCGCAGAACTCGCATCGCTTCATCATGGCTTAGAAGATAATGCGATTGGTTAAGATTGCAAGCCTTTTCCCAGCCTTTTTGTGTAAGGAATGGGTGGTTTGGGGTGCAGCGAAAAACCCGAAGATCCTTGGTGATTATCTCTACCAGGCTTTCAACCACACGGCAAGAGGTGGCCGAGACGGTCCCAATTCCTGACGCGCAATAAACTCGATCCCCTGTGGTTATCCTTTCTATTGGAACCTGTCCTGTCGGGGTGTTCACTAGAGTGCCAGATAAGAAACACTCATCAGCAAGGAACCTAAGCCTTTTGTTTTTAATCCCAACCAGCTCCTCCATTCCTTGAAATGCCTGACCGCGTTTTAGAGCTACCCCCAATACTCCATTCCTGAAATCCCTACCCTCCGCAGACTGTGTGCGTTCGTCCGTAACGATTCTTTGTTTTCCTTCGATCAAATACCCTGGCAGCCAATCGTGAAGCTTCTTTGCGGACTTGTGCAATTTCTTGATTTCTCCCCATACCCTCATTTCTAGGCTCTCCCTGGTAGTGGACGAAACCAGAACCGTGGTCGAGTCCGGGTAGCAGTAATAATCCGCCAGGGCACATGCCCCAGAAATAAAACTTTTTCCCGAGCTAGCGCACCCTAGCTGGCCGATGATCCGGTAGTTCAGGTAACATTCGAGCTGCAAGTCTGCCCACGGGTGCCAAACGATCCAAGGCCAAAGTTGCTTCATCAGCTCTTTGAAGTGGAAGTTGATCCCCTCCCCGGCCAGGGTCCCGTCCCGCTTCTTCCACTGGCCGCCCCTCAGGATCATCTCCATCTCGATCCGGGCTGGATCCGCCGCCTGGTTGATGGACAAGTTGTACTTGAGGATCTGCGGCATCTTGGTTGATCGGGCCATGCTGCAAGATAAGGTATTGCGATTGTGGCCGCAATGTGGGAAGTTCGAGCATGATCTGTTCACGCCGCGCAGCTCCCAGTTATGGAACGGATTGAGATACTAACCGACGGCACTACGAATTTCTCGGGCGGAGTCGATTCGCTCAAGGCCTCCACGGTGGCCGGAGTGTCTAACCCCAACGGGCTACGGCGCGATGAACAATGCTGGCTCGTCAACGCCACCGTGCGGGACGGCGGCATCTCCCCGCGCTGGGGCTGGCAGCCCAAAACCAGAATCTCCGACGCCTCCGGAGTCTACCAGCGCGGATTCATCTACGAGCCGATCACCGGCAAACCCTACCTGATCGTGCTGATTGCCGGGCATGTGCTGAAGGTGGACATAGACTCGGGGTCGGTTACCGATCTCTCGCTGGCCTTCCTGTCCCCCACCACCACCATCACCACGATCACCGGCTTGACCACGGTGTCGCTAAAGAACCTGTCCGATGGTGAGCCCGGCATCCCCCGACCCGGCACCTACGATCAGCAGCCCAACACCTTTCCTCCCCCTGATCCCACGCTTGGATCCTACCGATCCTTCATCATCCCCAAGTCAGGAGACAATGTAGATGTCATGCTGGACTCCGCTTACCTGGGCGGCGCCGGGCCGGTGCTGACATTCCCGGCGTTCACCTACACACCTCCACCTCCATTCGGTGGGCCTACCAAGGTAGTCGGGGAGGGCACCTACGAGATCGTATCGGCCCAGGGATCCACCACGATCACCGTTCCCGGTGGATTCCAGTTGCTGATGCCGTCGTACCCCTTCGATCCAAATGACCCCGATTCAGCCTCCCGCGCCTTCTTCTGCCAGGCCGAGCAGTTCCTCATTATCCAGGTCGGCGATGGGTTCACCCTGCCGCTGATCTGGGACGGCAACCTTCTGCGCCGGTCGATTGGTATCAACGACACCGCGATCGCTCCGGGCACACCCTCAGCCTGGAACGATCCCAACCCGGCGAACTGGGGCAATGAGATCCCCGCAGCCGGTCCGATGGTCTACTACATGGGCCGACTCTGGTATGCGATCGGCAGAAACCTGTCCGCTGGGGATATCGTTGGCGGATCCTCTGGAACCAAAGGCTACGAGTTCCGCGACGCTGTGCTGAACGTGACCGAGAACCCTCTGGTGGTTGGCGGCGATGGCTTCACGGTGCCGGACAACTCCGGGGACATCGTGGCGATGCAGTACATGGGGAACATCAATGTGGCCCAGGGAGAGGGACAGCTCTACATCTTCACTCGCCGAGCCATCTACGGGCTCACCGTTCCGGTCACCCGGCAGGACTGGATCAAAGCCGACTCCACCAACCAGCCGCTGATGACCGTGGTTCAACTGACCAACGGATCGGTCAACGACGACTCTATTGTTTCGGTAAACGGCGATCTCTACTTCCAGACCTACGACAAACAGATCCAATCCCTGGTAGCCGCCATGCGCTACTTCCAGCAGCCCGGGAACATACCCATCAGCGCCAACGAGAACCGGATCCTCCAGTGGAACAACCAGTCCCTGCTCGGCTACGCCAGCGGCATCTGCTTTGACAACCGGCTCTGGCAGACGGCGCTGCCCTACGCGGTCCCCTGCGGCATCGCCCACCAGGCCGCCGTGCCTCTGGACTTCCTTCCCGTCTCCAGCTTCAACGAGCAATACTCCCCGGTGTGGGAGGGTCACTACGAGGGCATCCCGATCCTTCAGCTTATGGAGCAGGACTTTGAGGGGACTCCCCGGGCCTTCGCGGTGATGTACAACGCGGACGACAACGGCATCTGGGTCTGGGAGCTGACCAACAACGACAAGTTTGAGAACGGGGATCAGCGGGTGACCATGCAGATCGAGTTCCCCGCGTTCAACTGGGACCACCCACTGTCCATGAAGAACCTGCTGGCCGCCGAGCTGTGGGTGGACAAGCTGTTCGGCACAGTGGAGTTCAACCTCGAGTACCGCGTGGACGGGGAAACCTGCTGGGTGCCCTGGCTCAAGTGGAAGGAGTGCTCCGCGCGTAACGTGAACGAGTTCCTGCCACCGACCATCTCCTCCCCCTACCCGGCCAGCTACGGCTCCAGCTACCGTCAGACCATAACCATCGGAAAGCCGCCCTCAACTTGCAGCCAGATGCGCAGGCCCAGCAACCTGGGCTACCAGTTCCAGCCCAGGTTGACCGTGACCGGCTATTGCCGGGTGCGGGGCATCTTCCTGAGGGCCAGCATGGTGCGCACGGCGCTCTACCACAACCTGGCACCGGAGCAGACCACCGCTGGTCAACTTGTTCCTTCAGAGGCAACCTGCGTTGAAGACATTCGAGCCGGGTGCGTTCCTATAAAGACGGATAACTTATGAGACTCAGGCTATTTGACGTTCGCCAATCCGAGTTCCCCCAGACCAACGGGCTTTGCTCGAGCGACACCGTGGCGGTGGCCAATCTGGCCAACCGCTGCCAGAGAAGGCTGATCTTCGCCAAGGAGGCGGGTGACGAAGGCTGGTGGGGAAGCTGGGTGGAAGTCACCTTCAACTCCGTTTCCCGGTATGCCCCCTACATCACGCTGCCCCGGACGCTGGCTCGCCTCGAGCAGATCGCTGTGTGCCGCCATGCCGTCCCGATCAACAACCAGTTCTACGAGTATCTCGCCTTCGGCAACGGCCGGATGCCGCAGCTCAGGAAGTCGCTGGACAACTGGGGAGTGACCGAAACCTTCGAGCGCAACAACGCCGTCACGTTTGCCGATCTGCCTTCATCGTCCCAGACGCTGATGGTCTACACGACCGACCATAGCGATGTAACCAATGGACTGCGAGCGCTGGTTCAGGGGCTGGACCAGAACGGTGAAGTGGTCCGATCCACGGACGGCAAGAACCAGGTCATGGGCGAGTACGTCTACTTCACCTCACCGTTCGCCTTCACCCAGTATTCCTACTCGCGCATCACCGGGATCCAGAAGGACATCACCACCGGCTCGGCCCATTTCGTGGCCGCAGACCCCACCACCGGCAACCAGACACCCATCCTGATCATGGACCCGGGCGAGCAGGTGTCCGGCTACCGGCGCTACTACCTCAACAACCTGCCGGACTACTGCTGCTCGCAATACGCTCCAGTCCAGGTGACGGCCATCGCCAAGCTGGAGCTGATCCCCGTCGTGGCGGATCAGGACTACCTGGTGATCCAGAACCTGGAGGCCATGATCGAGGAGGCGTGGAGCGTTCACTTTGGCGATCTGGAAGGCGAGGCAGCGATGGTGGAATCGGCAGCGCACCACAAGAAGGCCATCGGCCATCTCAACGGCGAGCTGAACCACTACCTGGGGAAGGACAACCCGGCGGTAAGATTTTCTCCATTTGGCAGCGCTTCATTGGAACGGATACACATCGGTATGATTTAGGAGAACAATTATGGGATTCTTAGGAGACGTATTTGGATCGAAGCAGAAGACCACCAGCCCGGGCGCCGGTCAGCAGGCTGCCCTGACTGAGGACATTAGCTCGATGGGCCGCATCGGCCAGCTCGGCAACCTGTACAACACCCAGCAGAACCAGGCGGCGATGTCGCAGTACACTTCCAATCTACCAGGATTCCAGTCAAGCTGGAACCAGGCTGCGACGAACACCGGACAGCAGTTGCAGGGCCAGATTCCCAGCGACGTGACGAACCTGGAAACCCAGTTGATGGCGGAGCGCGGCATCATGGGCGGGCAAACCATGACCAACAGCCCCAACGCGAATGCCGCCTGGCTCCGGGCGATGGGTCAGACTTCCCAGGGCGAGATGCAACAGGGTATGTCAAATCTGTCGGGAATGATGCAGGAAATGCCTAAGGGATCTCTCTTCAACCCGAACGAGTTCCTGGTGACTCCAATGCAGCAGTACCAGGCGCAGCAGAACTCCTACGGCATTGAGGCCCAGCCCGACCCGACACTTTCGACCCTGAACAAGGAGATTATGTCGTTCGGTGGAATGGCTTCCGGAAACTATCTGGGAGGACTGATGGGCTCTGGAATGCAAGGCGGGTCAGCGGGAAGTGGAACCACCTCTCTGACTCCACAACTACAAAGTCAAACTCCCAACATAGACATCAACGTGGATCCGACCATAAATGCCGGTGGCAGTTCGGGTGGTGCCTATGGTGGAGGGGGGTATTTCGATGATTGGGGAGGCGGTGAGGGAGACTACTCAGAAGGCCTGGAAGATCTACTCGGTTAAAGAAAGAGCAGCGTATGGCAGATGCCTACAATCCATTCGATGATTTCTCCAAAGGCGTAGCCCTGCAACAGTCGATGGTGGATGCCAATCGGCGCGGGGTGATGTTGCAGCAAGCCCAGCAGCGCATTGGCCTGGAGCAGCAGGACATTGCCGCTCGTCACGCGCTGGCCAAGCAGCAGCAGTTGATGAACCAGCAGCGCATGGAGATCTCTGCGCAGTACCATCAGCAGCAGCTCGAGCTGAACAAGCAGAAGGCCGAGGAAGCCAAGAAGCTGAACGATCAGAAGATCCAGCAGGCCATGAACCAGATGGCTGCCAAGCAGAAGGTGGATGATTTCGTCCAGAAAGGCATGGCCCAGAACCCTCAGGCCGATCCTCAGCAGTTGATGCTCCAGGCCCTCTCGATGTACGGAGCTGATATGCAAGGCTCTCTGCCGTCCGGCCTGACCGGAGCGCTCCAGAAGTCCGTCCAGCAGCAGCAGACGCAGGCCGCCATGCCGGAGATTCAGGATGTCAACGGGCAGAAGTTCTTCCGTGGCGCACCCACTCAGCCGTGGCAACTGGTTCCACAGGAGAAGACCACCACCACCCCCGCGCAGAAGGAGGAAAGCGCCTCACTCAAGTCAGCCCGTGATCGGGTCAAGGAAGCGTATTCGGAGTATGTCAAATCGTCCGGGTCCCAACGGAAGGCGAACAAGGAAGTCCTGGATGAAGCCGAGGCCCACGTCAACAAGCTGAGAGCAGCCGAAGGATTTCCACCAGAGTATGATCTCGAAGCCGCCAAACCAGCAGGTGAAGGTGAATCGAAAGTAAATGTCCTCCGCAAGTATCCCACCGGCACCGCACCGTCAGGTGAAGGAACATCTCCAGCAGCACCAGCAGCTCCCGCTGCCCAGTTCGGCATGGGTCCTGGCTTTGGCGGTAACGCCACGCTTCCTCCTGCCGCATCTCGAGCAACGGCTCCAGCACAAGCCACCAAATCGACTCCAGCAACTCCACCGGTTCCCAGGAAGGCAGCCGCGCCGCCAGAAGCGAAGCCGTTGTGGGACAGCCCGACGAAAGTGATCATGCTCTATCGCCACGGCAGGATCTCCAAGAGCGAAGCCCAGTCGATCATCAAGAAGAACTGGCCTGACAACAAGCTGGATATCAAAGGTCCGGAGTGGGACACATCCCTGGTCAGCCACCAGGGCGGAACCCGATGGACCCTCGGCATGCAGCCCGGCGCTCAAGGCGCATTGACGCACCAGACGACCAGCGAAGGTTCCCCCTACGAGTAATCTATGCCTATCTACAAGGCAGATCTATCCGATGGCACGACTGTCGAGATCGAGTCGGACCATGAGCCTACCGATCAGGAGATCCTGTCGGCGGTAGAGAAGTCCAAGCCCAGCTTCCTGGGCGCAGCCGCGCGGTCCTTCGGAACCTCCGTTGGCCCCACCGGCGCTGGCATGGCAGCAGCCGCCCCGTTCATGGGACCGGCGATGGAGGCTGCTATTCCCACCTATGGAGCATCCCTGCTTCTTCCAGTGGGCGCCGGATTGGCGGGTGCGTGGGCCTGGGAGAAGGCTCAGAAGCCGGTGCTCAAGAAGGCCTTTCCCGGCCTGGAAGCCCAGCAGGAACGGGATGTTCAGGAGCAGAAGATCGGATCTGCCCTGGGCCGCATCGCCGCTGTGGCTCCATTTGCCGAGTTCTCCCCGCTTCAATCCGCCAAGGCCCTGGCCGAGATCCCTGCCGCCATGCGCGGGGCTCCCGAGGCCATCAAGGATGTGGCCGGTCTGGGGCTGAACATTGGCCTTCAGGAAGGCATCGTCACAGCTCAGTCACTGGCCAGTGGACAGGGTCTGCCATCTAAGGCGGAAGTCGGGGAAGCCGCCATCATGGGCGGCGCCTTTGGCAAGCTGCGCGGTCCGCTGGGCAAGCTGGCCGGAGAGCCCTCTACTAAACCAGAACGTTCAGCCGTTACTCCCGAGGAGCAGAAGGTCCGTGAGGAGGCACTGAAGCAGAAGTATGAGTCCGAGGGCAGGAAGGCTGAGATCGTCCCAGGCAAGCTGGCCAGGAACGAGAACGCGGTAGCGCAGACGCTCAAGGACGGCACGGTCCAGATCAGCCGACCGAACCTACATGAGCAGTTGGAGCAGCATCTCCTGGCAGGCAAGAGCATCGATGAGGCACTGGACTCCATCGTCAGCGAAGAGTCCATCCACGGGGCCACGCGCACCCTGCCGGGCGGGGACGAGATGGCAGCCGAGTTCTACCGCGCGATGACCCCGCTGGAGAAGTGGATCGAGCGCAGGCGCTACCACGGGCCGCGTTACAAGGGAGAAACCCTGAGCGACTCGGACTACGGATCGGAAGCCATCCGGTTCCAGCTCCAGATGGCCACCAAGATGACCCCGGGCGAGTACCTGTTCTACAGAGAGAACACGGTCATGTCCAACAAGCTGCTCACCAAGCTGGAGGATATTGTCCGCTGGATCCGGGAGACGCTCGGAACCAAGGCGAGCAAACGGCAGCTAGAGATACTTGGCAAGGTGGAAGAGAACCTTGCCGCAGACAGGAAAGGAGCAAAAGATGCCCAAAGAGTACGAGAAGATAAGGGACAGCCTGCGCAAGCGGGGCAAGTCGCTCAAGAAGGCCAAGGAGATAGCGGCCAGAACGTGGAACAAGCGACACCCGGACAACCCAAACCCGTGGGCGAAGGAGTACCGGTACCACTGAACCAACGGTTCCCGGTAGGGGCCAAAGTAAAATACACTCCTCCCGGGGCACTGGATCCCAAGAAGTCCGAGTCCGGAACGGTAGTTGGTCATAAGACAGATCCCACTACCGGGCAGATATTCGCTGAAGTTGAACTCAAGGGAGGCAGACGAGAATTTGTCGGAGACGTAAACAACATCCGACCAGCAAAGAAAGCGAAAGCGCCCCCAGCAGCGCAACCTGTGGGGGCTCAACCTGGGCAGGCTCCGGTTGGTGCAGCTAAAGCTGGGGCGGCTCCAACCGCTCCAGCACCTGCGGCTACTCCAATTATAAGCACAACTCCTGCTGAAGTCCAGAATCCTCGATTAGCAGAGCTAAGAAAGCTGTGGGCGGATCGTCCTCCCACGGCGGAGGAAGCGCAGGAACACCGCGAGTTGACCAGAGAGTCAAGAGAGCGTGCGATTGCCCAGGCCAAGGCCCGTCGTGCGGGTGAGACCGGCCCGGCCATGCCCCTGGGCGGAGAGAGAGGCGAGGAAACCGAGCGCCGGATCAAGGCGATTGCCTACAGCGCCGGGGACGCCTACACGCCTGAAGAGGCCCTGACCGTCGCCCACAACTTCGCGGACTGGCTCCAGGACAAGCCGCCAGAAACCTGGGACGCCTACCTCGAGAAGTTCTCAGAGCGCATCGCCGAGAAGCGCAACGCCGAGGCGGCCAACATCGTCGCCACCAATGTCACCCCGCAGGACCAGGAGGTTGAGCGGATCCGCAAGCAGCTCATAGCGGAGTTCGAAGCCACGACTGGAGGAAAGGTTATCGACCTTCCTCCGCCACCAGCCACCACCTGGAACTTCCTCTACACCGGGATGCTCAGGCACCTGGGAAGGCCAGCCACCCCACGGCAGGCCAAGGGAGAAGCCGCGCCGTCGCAGATCAAAACCGAGAAGCTTCCCAAGAACTCAATGGGCCTGACGGTTCCTCAGAACCTGGCCAAGCGGATCTACTACGACTTCGGAGACTACGCAAGCTACTGGAGAGCCATCCACCGCCAGGACCCCACCATCCCTGAGGACTACGTCCGGCAGGCCTGGTCCGAAGCGGTCAACGATTACCTCCAGAACGCCTCCCGGGACCAGATCATGGACCTGCTCAAGGCACACGGGGAGGACCTGGAGCACGGCCGGTTCCGGGGGTTCATGGGCGATGTAGACGCCACGGAGATCCTGCGTCCGCTGGACCGGGGATACCTGATCCAGGACCCCAAGGAGTTCCAGAAGTTCCGCGACCTGAACGTCCAGGGCGATAACCCTACCACGGGCCAACCCTACACGGAGCAGGAGGCAGACGCCAAGGCGGCTGAGATCCTGTTCCGGGAGAAGGACGAAGCCCTGTTCCGCCTGGATCGCTACGCAGCCGCCAAGGGAGTCACTCCCGGCGAGGCGATCAAGATGCTGCGCCAGCAGATCCACAGCGAGCTGGCTGACGCCAACGAGTTCCTGGAGCTGCACCGGGGAGGCAAGCAGAAGGTAGTCAGCAAGGAAGGCAAGCTTGCATTCCTGGAGGCCAAGCGCGGCCGCACCATGAGCCTCAAGGAGGCCCAGAAGGCCTATCGCCAGAGCCTTGACAAGGCGATGGACCGCAGGCGCCGGGCGATCGACTACCTGAGTGAGAGGCTGATCAAGCCCTCGAGGCGTCCAGACCTGGACCCGGCCAGGCCCAAGCTGTCGCTTGATGATATCCGCACGGTCTGGACCCTGACCCCGGAACAGGCGGCTGACATCACGTTCCTTAGAGGCCAGATCTGGCAGGGAACCGGAGTCAAAGGCGTGGCCCCGTCCAAGCTGACTCGCGGTGTGGTGCTGCTGAAGAACCGGATCACCAAGCAGATGGACGCGGTTTCCCTCTACCTGCACCCGACCAAGAAGGAAGTCTACGTCTACAATCCTCGGTTCCTACCGGGGGACAAGACCCAGCAGCACATACCGATCAAGAGCGTCCTGGGAACATGGGACATCACCAAGATGTTCCTGCTGGAATCCCCGGTGAACAAGTTTCACCAGCGCTGGAAGACCGAAGAAGCGTTCATGGGGGAGATCGGCGACAACGCGACCATCAAGGAAGTGCTGGCGGATTCGGTTTGGGAAATGGGACAGAAGAAGCGCGATGCCAAAGCGGCTATCAGCGCACTGGAGAAGCTGCTGGAGGGTCCGACCAAGGAAGAGGAAGTAACGGGAGAGTTGCCTAAGGAGGCTGGGGAAGAGGGTGAAGCTAAGGTTGAGGGTGCGGAAGCCAAGGCAGCTACCACAGAAGCGGAAGGGATGAGACCCAGCGAAGCCGGGCTGGTTGAGGACGAACAGGCCGCGCCGGAAGAACGAGCCATCGAGATGAAGTCCGGGTCACCCGAGACTCTGGCTGAGGGCTCCGGCCACTTGCAGGGGCCGGGCATGGGCGTCCTGGGGCTGTATCAGACCGATCCCCAGAGGCTGGTGAGGGGTCCTCTGACCACTGAGGAAGCCGAGGCGATCTCCCAGGCCATCTCGAACTACGAGAAGGGCACTCACCAGATCCCGATCATCAAGCAGGCCGCCAGCAAGAAGCGCGGGGTCACCACCTGGAAGGAATACGGCCGCAGGATCCAGAAGGCGATTACCAGCCCATTGGATCTCCTGAACGTCTTGAAGCAGGTACAGTTCCGGCGAACCCACATCGGCTGGTACACCGGCAAGCCCAAGGGCCTGCGCGGGGAGGACTATTGCTTTGTCACCGGGATGGACAAGATCGTTACCTGGTGGCAAAACCAGTTGAAGAAGCAGAACAGGAAGTACATACGATCGCTTCCCCAGAAAGAACAGAAGGCTTACCTGGAAGGCCTGAACCAAGAAGCGCTCATGGAGGCGCTGAACCATGTCTATGAACTCAAAGAATCCGCACACACCGGCGTCCAAGGCCCAACCGAGCAAGGGGTTCCTCTCGAGTCGGCCAACTTCCGAACACGAGCACTGGAAGTCTATGGCGAAAACACTGGACGACTTGCTAGGGAACTTGCGCTGGCGAAAAAGCGAGCCGCTCAAGGGCCCTCCCCCGGAGTCGTCGGAGAGCGCGAGCGATACCTCCTCACCCACAAACCAGTAGAGGACTGGCTCAAGCAGTGGGGGATCTACAGCGAATACCCCGGACGCAAGGGACCCAAGTTCCCACCCCGGATCACCCGCCCGGAGGCCGAGTCACGGATGGTGGAGCTGCGCGGCAAGGGCATCCCGCCCACCGCCGAACAGCGCGGAGGCGGAGTCCCGGCCTACCGCAGGCTAGGGCCTACGCCACCTCCAGGTGGAGCTGAGAGCATTCCTCCACAACTTCTTGATCCCGGGTCACAGAGGTACGTGAAGGAGCATGCTGCCGGTGTGGCTCCGCCCAGGTGGGGAACCCAGATCTACGCCCAGTTGGCCAATAGGGGTCCGGAAACCCTTGGCAGGCCACCCAGAGAAGCTCCACCGGGCTACCAGCACCCTCCGAGAGAGGAAACCGGTCCGGCCATGCGCCTGGGCATGGGCGGATATGGACCGTCCAACCGGGCCAGGGGAGAGCTGGAACAGGGTCACCGTGCGTTGGCGATCACTGAGATACGCAAGAGCATGGGGGATCAGGAGCTGGCCGTTATGGGAAGGAAGTCCTGGAAGGGGTGGGACGATGCCCTGAGGATGATGAACATGGCCGAGGAAGGGGTGGTGGTGAACCCACTCGAGGCTGCCGCGATCGGCCGTCACGCCTGGCAGTTGCTGGACGAGAACGCCGACAACATTGCGATCGACACCGGATTTGGGTCCGACCAGACCAAGATGGCTCAGGAGCAATCCAAGGCATGGGGAACCCGGTACAGCAACACCTTCAAGACCACCTGGTCGGAAACCGGCAAGGTGTTCCAGGGAGATCTGGATGACATGGGGAACTACACTTCCATCCGCAGGCAGGTGGAGGAAGAAGACGAAGGGGATATAACCGTCGAGGACGATCAGCACATCCGGGACATGGTGGACGGTGTCAAGGTGGCCAGGAAGGAGCGAGAGAAGGCGGTGAGCGCCCTGAGCAAGGCCGCAGCACCCACCGCGACCGATAAGGGCAACGCGGCTGCCATCAACGAAGCGCTGAGGCAGGCCAGGGAAAACCGTGAAGCGGCTGAGGACTATCTGAGTGTGATTGAGGGTATGCCCATGATGGCCAAGCAGTCCAAGGATCTGCCGCCGCTGGACCATAAGACCGAGGACGCTCTGGCCAATGTCGGCTACGAGATAATGATGGACCTGTCCAACAAGGGCGACCTGACCGATGAGCGCTGGCTAGAGGAAATGCGCAAGGTCAAGGCGATAGGGAACAAGTACGACAACTACCTGGGAAAGATCAGGGCCATCTCCCAGGAAATCCGAGATATTTTCCTGGACAACTTCATCGCCTCAGGCGAGTCCACCAAAGAGGCCAGGGAGATCCTTACCCGCAAGCGTCCAACGATCGAAGAGAGCAAGGCCGCCATCGCCCGGGCGGTCAAGGCTGACCCCAAGGGGTATCACCCCCGGCCAATCGAGGCCTACCATGTGTTCAACGTGGTCAAGCAGGTGTTCCTGGACCCCAAGGACAAGGTGATCAAGGACCCTCTGGAGCTGTGGTTCCGGGCTTCCCAGGAGACTGGATTGCCGATGGACAGGCTGCTGGCGGCACTGTCCACTAATCGGACACTCAAGCACCTGACCGCCGATGCCCTGGAGAAGATGCGCATTGAGAACCGGGTGGTTCAGGATGCCAAGAACTGGCTCAAGAACCGCCGCTATCCCGGCTGGCTGCAATTCATCCGCAGGATCCCTCGGTACTTCTTCATGGACAAGATCTTCGGCCACGGCATGGTGCCGCTAGTGACCCACGCTGGGAACATGGCGTTCAACCCCTACGCCTGGAAGACCTACTTCCCGGTATGGCTGGACATGTACAAGATGACCTTCGGCGCCAAGGGGCTATCCGGGAGGGACTACCATGCCGCTGTGATGATGGACTTGCAAAACAAGCCTCGGTTTGACTTCTGGGTGAACATCTGCGACCTGAAGTGCGATCCAAGGCAGATCACCGATGACTACCAGATCGAGATGCTGAAGAAGTGGTTCGAGAAGAAGAAGCTTGGAGGGCTGATTGGCGGGAGAGGGTTCGACGTGCTCAAGCTCCTGCGCCATAACCGCGCGGAGCAGTGGTGGGACACCCTGCCGGAGCACATGAAGACCGGTGAATCAGGGAAGATCATGGGCAAGTACATCGCCGACAGCGTCAACCATGCCACCGGGATCGTGAAGACCCACTTCCATGAGGCGCTCAACTGGGCCATGTTCGCTCCCAATCTGGAAGCGTCTAGGTGGGCGATGGCCACCGACCTGGTCAAGGCGCTGGACATCATCAGGCCGGGCAAGAACGCCAGTCCGGAGCAGATCCTGTGGGCCAAGAGTGAGATCCGCCAGAAGGCGGCGATGGTGGGGATGTATTACTCGATGCTGGCGATGAACCAGGGGTTTTTGAAGGCGATTGGAAGCGATGAAGATGTGAACCTGACCGACCCCAGGAAGCCTGACTTCATGTGGTTCAAGGTTCCGGGGTTCAAGGTGGGGGTGGTGAATCCGTTAATCGGGATCGTGAAGCTCTTTGCCAATGCGTTCCACTCGGGGCAAGGCGACCTGTCCCAGATGGAGAAGCTCCAGGGCAGGCAGAACCTGATGGACACCACGATCGGCCGGTATGCGCGGGGGAAGTTCTCGCCCTTCGCCAGCTTTGCCTACGATGTGGCGACGCAGCAGGACTTCTCGCGCCGACCGCTGCCGTGGTCCAGCGACCAGGTGCCGACCTACTTGCGAAGAAGGGGAGTGGAACCGTGGGGTATGGGTGAATGGGTGGGCCAGCAGATCTCGCCGATCCCGCTGGAAGAAGCGCTGGATACGTGGCGGCAGATTGGGATGGATACCGCCACAGCCAGGAAGCTGGCAATCTCCCTGGCCGTGTTCGGTCTGTCGGCTGGCACGGGCGTGCGCTTGGCTCCTACTGAGCCCTAAGGCAGCACTCTCTGGGAGTGCCAGGCCAGATCGTCCTTCCACATCAGCCACCAGTGGAACTCCTTCCAGGTTCTTGCCGCCACCTTCAGCTTGATGATGGAGTCCTCCCAAGCTTGTTTTCCTTTTACCTCGTAGATCCTCAAGGGCGGCTCGGCAGCAAACTCAACGATGTCCGGGCACAACCAGGTTCCATTTGCGATCTCCAGGTTCAGGCAGTGAGGCCGGAAGGTGGAGAACGGGAATCGGCTGTGCAGAGTATCCAGAGCCTCCTGTTCCAGCTTGTTAAGAGCTGGCTTGGAACGCTGCCGTATGCGCTTCTTCACGGGAGTCTTGACCGTCACCACGTTCTGCAACTCGTGCTTGATCATCTCCGCGTTGTGCAGGGCATCCTCGATCCGCCTGCGCAGAGCTGGGCTCTTGATGTCATTTAGCTTTATCATACTCTGTTCCATGAGTGTGTGACATTCCGTGTGTGATTTGCCACCAGCAGTTTCTCTTTGTTCCCATAATTATTCAATCTTCTTACTAAATGGAGCAGCTTTAACACACGCAATAGTTCTATCGCATCTGCTGCACACCAGAATGACCGAGTGATTCTGGGTGTCAACGAATACGTCAACCCCTGCCTTTGGGTGGCATCTGGGGTGGATCCTGACCGGCGCATCCAGGCTGGCCCGGCGTACGTAGGCGCTATTAAAAAGATCCCTACAGGCCATGTGATTCCTCCTTCCACAGTCCCTTGCACCGAAGGAAAGCCACGGCACGCTGGTGGGCGGTGGCGCGATGGATTGGATATTCACACACAATCCGGAGTTGGTCCGTGTACTCCTGCCATGAATGTGGCTGGTCCCGATATAAAACGGTTTCCGCCTCGTGCATCGCGTTGAGGTCGTGGCAGTAGTCGGGAAGTTTCCTGTCGAATTTGGTTTCAAACCTGCCATCCGGCCCATGCCACCCTGCCGTTTCGTAATTCCATTTCCACCCGCACGCCTCCGCGATGGCGATGTTTATTTCCTGATCTTTCATAATCATGTCAGTTTGGCTGGGATGCTGGGATCGCCATCATCCAAACCGGGAAGCTGCGGAGTCATAAACTCCGAGAGCTTCTCCTTGAGTTTGGGCAGTTTGTTCTTCTCGATGTTGAACGCCGACACGCGCAGCTTACGCGCGACGGCCCGTTTGTACAGGACGTTCTCGGCCTCCAGCGGACCGGCCATGGCCAGTTGCCCGGCCAGGTACTCAAGGTTGACCGCGTGATCGATCATCTTCCGGGCCTTGGACTTGTACTGGTCGATGGCGTCATTGATCTGTTGGGCGGTTTCAAACCGCTTGCGTTGTTTCTTCATAGGCTTGCCAACTGCCCGTTGAGTTGTTTGATCTGTCGTTTGACCCCAAGGTATTCCTTCTTCTTCTCCGGCGAGTCCCACTGAACCCCGAAGGCCACCTCGCTGGAGAACCGATCCTTGATCCCCTGAGCCACCCTCTCCAGCGCCTCCATCTTCTTGGAGATAAGCCAGGCGTCCTTAGATCCCCCGGCATTCTCCTTTTCGAGGGAAGGGGGGGATTGTTTAAGAATCCTGATCTCTGACTCCAGACCTGCCATCCTCTTACACAAGAGGTTGATCTGCTCCTGCATGTTCATACTGTCCTTTCGTATTTAATTTTGCTCTGGAATAGTTTGGATGGTGAAATACCATGCCGTTTCAGTATCTGTATTCGCTCCGCCTTCTTCCTGGGACCCTTTGGCTCCACTAGAATTCGGAACATATCGTCTGTGATCTCCTGGCCCACAAGATGGTAGATCCATCCCCTTCTTGGTGGCCAGCCAATGCCCAACAACCTAAGCTGATAGGAGTTGAGTGTACCTAACGCAGTAATCAGTTCGTAGTTCAATACCATAATCATCTCCATACCTCTGCCAAAACCCCCCTTACCCCCCTTGGCAGCCAGCCGAGGAAGTAAGACAGGAGGGTAACCGTCCGCGCTTATTTATAGTGGCCTTTTCTGCGGACTCCCGGTGGCTTCCGGGTCCCCTAACCACTGAAGATTCGGCCTCGATTTTGATACGGTCCGAGGGCATGCAACCGCCTTCTGATAGGAAAGGGAAAACCTTTGTCCTCTGAGTGCCTTGGCCGTGCCAGTCCACTGGTTTCGAGTTCCGGTGTTGCCGGACGACTGGGGCTATGTCCGTACCGGAGACGTTCTCGCCGGTAGCTGGCCCTGGTTGACGCGCCACGCACCCCGTCAGGCTGGCAGTGTTCGCGCCTTCGCTTAACCGTGGTTCCGGTCAAAGCATTCAAAGGACAATCGTTTTCCATCTCGTTGGGCGGGAAGTCTTCCGTCCTCGCTCACCCCTAACCGCAGCACCAGCCAAAGCTGGGCCGCGCAGGTTTCGGCTACCGTATGGTCTCTGGCCGTTCAGAGAAACACCCCACCGGTCTTTCGACCGATGGGGTTGAGATGAACCAGCCAAGGTTCAGATTCCGGCTTGCACCGGAAATTGCATCTGACATGGTTGGCTTATTCATCTTGTCCTATCCTGCCCCTCCCTTAAAGGGGTGTCAAGGGGTTATGTCAAGATACCTTTGGTTATGTCAAGCTAACTTAATCCCCCCTCCTCCAGTAGTCTATGGCTATCCACAGCACCAGGATCAGGGTTCCGATCAGGATGGATAGGGCGATGGGGTGGTTCATGGGGAATATGAGTTGGACCATCTCCAAAAGTTGAGAATCGGCAGGAATCCCTTCTCGTAGATCTCCGGCCAGTTCTCGTTCATAAACACTTTCACTTCACCGATGTTGACGGTGCTGATGTAGATTACCGCTGTCAGGATATGCTTGTCAGCCACGTTCCCCAGGCACTTGGCATAGGCAGCGGTCTGTAGCCTTGCCTCGATCCACGGCTCCTTCGGTGGGACCGACCGGGTAGTTTTGAAGTCCCCAACAATCAGCTCCCTCTCGTTCTCGATCAGGATGTCCGACCTTCCGGCGTAGCCATTGCCAACCAGGATGAACTCTGACTTGACCACCTTGCCCATCCCTTGAATTGCATCCAGCACCGGGAAGACATACGGCCGCCACTTGGCATCATAAGGCCTTCCACCCACTGCCTCTTCCAGGGCATCGTGAATTGAGCTGCCCAAGTCTGCCGCTCCAGCGGCCTCCCTGTCCTGGATGCGCTCGGTGACCAGCACCCTCTCCACGAACTGGTCGTTTGTCTCTCCCTCGAGCCTGGGCGTGTCCATCACCGCCCTTACCGCCTGGGCGATTAACCAGTCCTGTAGGGCTGGTTTTGCCAGCACCTTGAGTAAAGTTGTGACACTTGGAAGTAGACCCAACTCTCTGGCATCCGCCAGTGTTGGCCGCTTCATTCCCGGCCCTGACTTCTTCTTCAACTCGTAGCACGGTTCCCCAGACTGGGTGTACCAGTGGCTACTTTCCGATCTTCTTACATTTACTGCTGTCATACTGTCCTTTCATTGAATGTTTATCGTTAAAATGCCCCCGGGAACGTTACCCAACCCTCCCGGGGGCTACCTCCCGACCTATTGCTGGCGCTGAAACGGCCTGAACCTCCATAGAGGACAGCACCGATCACCGCACTCGGTTATAGCACGCTCGTCCTCCCCGCAGCAATCCAAGCATTGGAGCTTGATCGCCGTCCTGGGGCTACAGACCCCTCGCCAGGAGCGTTCTACAGCCCTACGACGCGTTTGACCCCACTGATTGATCCGTTTTACCTGGGCTGGGGTTAAGCCCCCTCCTTGATGGCATTCACCATGTCCTGGGGGCAAGGGTGGGCCATTACAAGCTCTCATCGGGGTGCTCCTTCTCGAACCAGTCGTTGAAGGCGTCTAACGCCTCCCGGAACTTGATGTCCGCGTCACCGGGCGGCATCTTGGTGCCGTCCTTCTTCTCCCAACCCTTGGGCTCGTAGTGATTCACGAAGCCCCAGAGACGCTTACGCGCGTCTTCGTCGTCGTGCCGCGCGTCGTAGAGGGATCGGATCGTGTCCGGATCCTTCATATACTCGTCCCGCTTCTGCCCCTTCCGAGGCACCGGGACCACGATGTCCATGAACCACTCGTTCACATCTCCCGACTGGGATTCCTCGGCTTTCACTCGAGGAACCTCAATGGGTTTGTCCTGTTTCTGGACAGGCTTGCTCTCCTTTGTCTCATAATGAGGCTCGAAGGCCCTCACCGCATCCCCGCCAGCCTCAAAGTTGGCCAGGCAGGATGCCAGGGCTTCCAGCTCCTGCTTGCTGAACGGGACGAACTGGAGAGGCAGATCCTCCACCTGTTCCCCCGGGATCAGCGCCGAGATCTTCTCGAAGTACTCGGTTGCCAGCTTCCTGGCCGGTTGTCCGGGACCGATGTTGAGCTGGGCGATCATCCAGGCCCTGGTTGCCTCCGTCGGCAGCTTGGGGGCTGGTGCGGCTTCCTTGGGCTTGGCCCTTGGCGTGGCGCCCATCGGCTGCTTGGGGTCCCGGCGCCTCTGCCACCATCCCTCGATCCAGTCCTTCTTCCAGGCCTGGAGTCCGATCCCGAACTTCTTGCAGCACCGCCTGAGGGCTGCGCTCTCCGCCCCCTCCACCGCATCCCCGTAGTTGGTCTGCTGGTTCTTGGGGTAGTAAGCCATGTCCCCGATTGCCTCGGCTACGAAGCAACCGCGGATCACTAACATGGCCTCGACATAGACGTTGGTCCCGTCCACACCCTTCTCGGTCTTGAAGGGAACGTCCCACCGCGACCGAGTGATCAAAGCCCATCCCCCCATTCCGAACACCTTGGTCAGGCGCTCTCGCAAGTGCGGGTGGGCAATGTAGATCAGGTTCTCTTTCCCGGCCGCGCCCGTGAAGAACGCATCGTCCGGGAAGTCCGCCTGCAACGCATCGCTCTCCTCCTTGGTGAGCTGGAGCGTGGACGCCTTCTGGTAGGCGCTGTGAGTAAGGTCCGCAATGGCCTGGACCTTCGCTTGAGCCGCTGTCATGGGCGGCTTCTCCGGCTCTGGCGATCGAACTGCGATCGGCATGGCCGTGTTCTCGTGTTCTTCAATCAGTTCTGCTTCTTCTTCTTCAGTCATAGTTTGTCTTTCAAAGGATAGGCCGGGATGTTGCACGGGACAGATCGTGCGCCTAGCAGGTTGTGTTTAGCTGGCCATCCCGGCCTGTTGATTATTTCAGTTTGTCCTCAAGATACTCAACCAGGTACTCTCCATAGCCTACCACGAACTGGTGTCCTTCGAACTCGAACACCGATTCCTTGGAGGCCTTCTTGAGCGCCTTCTTGAACCTTTTGAGCTTCTGCCGGGTCCAGGTGATCATCTCGACCGGTGGTTCACCGCTGATCATTTGGCACCCCGCACTTCTGGCGTGGGATGAATAATGACTTCCACCACGTTGCGCATGATGTCAGCTCGGACCACTGCCTCGGTGTCCCGTATCACCTGCTGTGCCAGCGGCGACACCCCGTTGCGGAAGGCAACGCGGTATCCCCAATCCAGATCCTCCACCGTTTTGGCACGGTGAAGCCGGTAGTTGATCTGGTTGTTGCTCAGCGACGTTCTGGCCCTGATGGCCCGATTGGACATCCCCCGCTTTGCCAGAGCGAGGGCGATGTAGTCATCACCTGCCTGGAATGTTATTATGTTTTTGTTGATTCGTTTATACTTTTTCTGCATGTCTGCTGTCCTTTCTTATTTAGTTTTACTGTTCACCAACGCACATCCAGAACCTTGTCTGACATTTAGGACAGAACGGCAGGTAGGCCGGAATGGCCCCCGTGCCGTTGCTGACCGGGTTCTGTTGTTTTTGTTTTAGAAGCTTCTGCTTCTCACGGTACATCCGACCGTATTCCTGCCGGTGCTTCTTCTTTGCCTCAACGGCAGACAGAACACTAGGCATTGTGGGAACTCCGGCATCCTTGGCTGCCACGGCCGCCTTGGCCTGCTCCGGGGTCATGCCCTTGGAGTAGACCAGGTAGCGGACCCGGCCATCCATACCCCGGATGCCGTGCTGCTTGAACTTGTGATAGCCCAACGCTCGGTTGGCTATCGCTGCGGTTTTGGCAAATTCAGTTTGCCAACCGCACACTTCGCATTTACGTTTCGTCATAGGTTACTGTCCTTGTTTCTTGGGGGCCCTTGGTGGGGCCCCCGTTTGTTTAGCTAATCCCAAGCCGCATTGGCTCCAAGGGGGCTTGATTCCTTGTCAGGCTCTCGAGCCTGCTGCGCCTGCTGATCCGCCACCGACTTCGGTTGATCGGATTCGTTACCGGCCACGATGGTGCCTTTGCCATTCTTCTTACGTTTGCCCCGTTTGACAGCTATGTCAACCTTTTCCCCTTTCTCGATGGCCAGGGCCCGTTCGGCCTCGATCTCCACCCAGTCGTCGGCGATCGTTTCCATGTTCTTCACCAGCGACCGGATGTCGATGGCGTCGTAGCGCTCCTTCATGGCCTCATCCAGGATCTCATCGATAATGGGAGACTCCTGCAAGAAATCCAGCACCTGCTGGAGGATCTCGATGGGCACGTCGAACTTCGGATTGTCCATCAGCGTCTCCACCACTTCCGCCGCCGACGCCTCGATTCTTTCCGTGAGGCTTTTGCCACTGGTGTAGCCAGAATACCCCCCTCCGTAATAGTCGGGCGTGACGTAGGTCGTGACCTTGCGCTCCACCTTGATGTAGTTGTCCTTCCACTTCTGGGGGAACTCCAACTCCACCTTCTCGGTCATCTGGTAGTAGGCCACGTTGTCATGCAGCGTATTGGGCAGCATGACCTTCAGGCTGTCGGAGATGTCCCAGAAGTCCGAGAACCTGGGCTGCATCTTGACCCCCTTCAGGTAGAGCCGGGCATGCATGTCGTGCCGGGCCTTGTCCATGAGCCCCACGGTGATGTGGAGCCCGTCCTGGCCGGTCTCATGGGCGCGGCCACCAGGCCGCTCCTCATTGTTGCTGTCGCCGCCCGACTGGAACGCTCCCGCCGAGCAGTGATGGTGAATGGTGAAGAAGTAGATCAGTTCATTGGCATTGGGCAGCGCGGCCCTCTGCTGGTTGAACTCGTCTCCATCCAGTTCCTTGGTGGTCATCCCGGTCCCGGCTTCCTGCGGGAAGGCCCAGAACAGGATCTTGTTGGTGGTTGGATCGATGAATCCCCTCACCTGGCTCTCGCTATGAGCCTCCTGGTAGGTCCACCGGAAGAATGACAGAACTTTGTGCCACTCTTCGTAGGGGATCTTGGGCCCCGCGTAGTCGTAGTCCAGCTCGGTGGAGCTGATCTTGTGTTTTAACTTGACCGACACAATGCCTGGAAACTCCAGGACCTGGTTGATTGTGTCGTCCTTCATTTTAACGGTCTGCATGTATTACTGTCCTTTCTGTTATGTGTTTAATCGGTCATACTCGGCTGGCAAATGGTTGCGCAGCCACTCGGCTAACTTGGTTCTCAGAGTCTCCTCGTGGATCTCTGTCTCGTGGTCATCACTGTCCGTGGCCTCTTCATCACTGTAGTCGTAATCAGAGGCCTCGGTGTTGGGAGGATTTTCACCGCACATAGCCCGGAACCGCCGTTTCACCACTGTTTCCAACTCGGATAACGAGCCGCACTCTTCCGCCATCTCGGCGATGTCGTCGCGTCCTAGTTCGTAGTTGCGGCAGCCATACTGTGTGCAGGAGTAACTGGCTCTCCCAGACTCTCGATACGAGTATCCCACTTCGATCGACAGGGCATTGGTGGGCGCCCATCGAGGAAGCGTCGGTAGGTTAAAAGGGATTTCGTCACTAGACAACACCCCTTTCTTCAGCTCCACGGTCTCGATCCATTGCAGGATCTGGGCTAGCGTGGTGCATACCGGGGGGATCGGAATCCCCACCTTGGAGTGAACATGAGTCCGGGCAACCGGATTCAGTGGTGCCAGTCGAAGCAGTTCATGGATCGACTGATGGATCACGTAGGTCCATTCCCGCAGGCGGACCGGCAATACATCGAGAGTTGCGGTCCAACCGCAGCCCTCTTTATTGCAAAAAAGTCCTGGAAGCCGATTGTCTTTGGCGACCAGGACCCGCTCGGCAAACGCCCCGCACTTGGGGCATTTGAGTGGTTTGTCTTCCTTCGGCTTGGCCTTAGTGGCCTCTTCCGCATTTAACTGCCGAAGTGTCTCTTGCTTGATCGCTTCTTCCAGATCTGGCGCGATCGGTGCTGTTTGTGTGCTCATATTTTGTATCTGTTGTTCCAGTCTTAATCTCTCCCGTTCACTGATGAACTGGGTGTAGGGATCAAGCGTAAACGGCCCCTGCGGCGGATGCGCCATCAGGTGTGGGTTCAGGCTCGGTTCCAGGTTCTCCCACCAATTCAAAGGATTTGTTGGCATCTTTGATCCTAAAGGTTTCCAACATGGTCATGTTGGCCCGGTAATGATACGGGAAGTTGCTCTCATCGACATTGAGCCCCATGCCCGGGCGCTTCATGCCCCAAAAGACATAGAGCCATTGGGCCAATGAGATGGCCATGACATTCGCCGACACCAGTTGCGGTGTGGCGACCTGAGCTTCCCCGGTGCAGGTCTCGGGGCGTGAAGGATCATCCGTATCATCGGTCTCGATGTCCGGATAGTAACAGCGCGGATCCAGCGGGGTGTCCCGCCAGTCGCGGCGATAGAAGTAGGCCTCGGAGCTGGTCTTCTCGTTGGCCGCGATGATCGCGCGGCACTTGAACTGATCGACCGAGCGAAGGATCGCCAACCGGCACGGATGATTGTCCGCGCAGGAGATGAGCCAATCGTCCCGGGTCAGGTCGATGCACCCGAGCGTGTACCAGATCGGCAGCGCCTCGCAGTGATACCGTTCTGCCAGGGCCACCGCCTTGTTCTTGCCAACGTCCTCTTCGGTGAAGAGCTGGCGATTGAGGTTCTTCTGGGTCAGCTTGTCCCGATCCACGATGATCAGGTGCTTGCGGCCCACTAACATGCACATGGACGGCAGGAGCCAGCTACCGCCTCCGCCTCCGCCAATGATGAAGACTCTCATGGTCGGCGGCTTTCTTCAATGATGGCCTTGGCCAGGTCCAACTGTTCTTCCGACAGGGCCATGTCGATTTGCAGCTTGGTGACCGCCGTGTCGAGCAGGCGCATGAGCTGCGAGTACTGATCCGTAGTCAACAGCTTGGTGCCGACGCTAGGATCGTGGATCATCCCTACCGCCACCGCGTCCCGTGTGTGCAGCGCCCAGTGGATTGGCTCCGACAGTTGCTTGAATGCATGGAGCATCTTCTCCTCCAGGGAGACACGCACCGGGCAGGTATTGAGCAGCTCGTAGATAGTCATAAGAGCACCACCTTCTCGCTGATCGCGTTGCCGACCTTGGAGCAGTAGGATGTCCAGTGTCTCTCGGGCGGGATCTGATCGAAGCCGCTGTCCTTGGGCAGGAAGGAGAACAGGGCTTTAGTCTGTGCCTGGGTGCGCCACAGGTCCGCGTTCCACTGGCTGTTGGCGAACTGTTCCAGAGCGGCCGCCACACATTGCATGTGGCTGGCAGCGGCGAACCGCTCCTGTCCGAGGCAGATACGACACTCGTCGTATAAGTTGCCCAGCGGGAGGCGCCAGGTGGCTCCTTGGTTATCGAACGCAAAGAGGTAGGTGTGGCCCACCTTCTCGGCGATGCAGTTGCCCGGGCTCCATTTGACCGGCATGAGAAACACCAGCCGCATGTCGTCCGGGGGAATCCAATCCAGCGCCTGGATCGGGTCTTCGGGATTGTTGAGGTTTGGCGTCCACTTCCCGCCATCCATGCGCCAGGGGCACTTGATGGTGAGGCGGGGAAGCAGGGCGGTCCACCAGCAGTCGCCGGTGGATTCGACCTGGACGTTGAACTGGCCCCAGCGTTCATGCTGGGCGATCGCGTTCGCGCGGGCCGACACGTCCCCACTCATCGCCCGGGCGATCTGGGGGGTGATTCCAATCTCCCGGCGGGTAATGTCCTCGCGGAACAGCTTGCCGTCGGGCTGGAATACATACTGTGTTGTTGCCATAATTCTGTCCTTAAAAAAGTGTGGGGGCAGAGCGACGAATCGCCCCACCCCCACGGATTAGCTAACTAATCCCGGCCGGGATTAGTTCTGTTCCTTCTTGTTGCAGGCGGTTTCCACAACAATGCTGCCGGTGAAGGGGCTGCCCCCGCCGAACGGCTCGATGAACTCCGGCGCGATCGCGGAGTCCGGGAGCGCAACACCATTGTACAGGATGTTGACATTGTCGCCGAATCCGAGATCCGCCCGGATGATATCGGAGCACTTAATGTCCCCGATGGTTGTGTCCTGGGGAAGATCGTAGATCTTCACGTTGGACCCATAACGGACTTTGAAACGCTTCATACCGGTATTCGATTACCGAGTTGATGTTTAAGGTCCCGATTACCTGGCCTTGCGGTCAGTGACTTCCGTGGGAATGGTCCGCTCCAATTCATTGAAGAAGACCTGGAAGTAGTTGGAGCCCAGCTTGGCGTTGATCCAAGTGAGCAACGCGTTGTCTTCCCAACTGGCGACTTCGCTCTCGATGAACGCGGTCGCTTCCTCCGGCGTGGCCAAACGGCAGGTGTCCACCGTGAAGGGCACGTTGTTCTCGCTGAGGGAGCTGCACCCGTAGGCGCTCCCGGAGCTGGCGATCATGCAGATCGCAAACTTCGTGACGCGCTGTTCGGCCTTGGACATGACCGCGAAGACCTGGAACGGAGCGATCTTGGAGAACATCGCGCGGGGGCGATATCCCGTGATCAATCCGCACAGATCCGCCAGGCCTTCCTGGTTCTGGAGGTTGGGGTTGTTCTGGAACGCGTCGCTGATCCGCTTGAACTGAGGCGGAAGCTTCGCTTCGTTGGCAACCCGATTTACGTCATACCGAGCCTTCTCGAGTACCTGAGCTACGATTAACTTACTCATACTGTCCTTGTTACTAACGTGTGCGAGGGGTTTCTGGCCCCGTTAAGGAGTCGCACTCTCCCGTTGTGTTTCCGAACCACCACAATGATGGCCGGACTCTGAGCCCGTAGCTGTCCAGGCCCAGGTTCCGACTATCAGGCAAACATCCCCGCGATGGGGTTGCTTGCGCGTTGTTTTTGATACCCGTCCATCACGGTCCGGGAGACCGCCATGAACTCTTCGAACCCGATCCCCTGGCAGACTCCCTCATCGAAGGACTCGATGATGACCCGTAAAACCGAGTCCTCGTCCGGGAACCGCAGCAGCATACGATGAAGCAGCAGGGAGAGGATGATCAGCCTGCGCTCGGGCGATAACTGGGCAGCGCTCACGGTTGATTCTCCTGTCCGTAGTTGGTGAGCTTGCAGTCCACCAGCTTGGTCTGGTCCAGCCGCACCACCAGGAGGGCGATGATCTGGCTCAAGGGGGCGAGGAGCTCCTGGTTCACGAAGAAGAGGTAAATCTCTCCCCGGGGCCGGGAGTTGAGCCGATCCAGCTCGTCATCCTGGAAGCGCTTGAGCAGGTCCAGGAGCGCTTGATACTCGGCCTGGGTCATGGCGCCTCCGTGATGAATCTCCGGGCGCGGTCGCGTCCAATCCGCATGACCCGGAGACGAATGTTGCGGTTCTCCAGCCACGCCAGCGCGGCGTAGAGGCTGAAGAACCTGGGGAATATGATCTGCATGTCTGTCCTTTGGTTTTGTGGGTCACGACTCCACGGTTTGCTCAGTGAAATTGAAGAAAGCGCTTCCCCTTCCACGTGCCCCCACTAGCTAGATGTTGACAGACCCTAAAAGTGGACCAGAATTTGTCCATGAAGTGGACACCAAACTACTCCATAGCTTGCCAGATCCAGAAGAGGATTTTGGTTCACATGAACGACGACAAACTCTCGCACAAGGACCTGGCCGCCCTGACCAGCGCTTGGAACACGCTGGAGGAGAGAAAGAGGATCCTGAGGATGAAACCCAAGCCACGGTCCATCGACGTGAATCCGACCGCCAAGAAGGCGGCAGCGCCGGTGTTCACGGAATAGTTCCTTCCAGTCCAGCCCCTGTCCAAGGAGCTGGAATAAAAGAACTTGCGCCAGTTCCACGCCTGGCGCTTGCGTTGGTCTGTTAGCGGTCGAGTTCTTCCAGTTCCGAGGCCATCGCGGCCATCATAAAGTCCTCGGCGATATGCTGGCGCCCATCGGCCTCGGCCTTGATGGCGAGGTTGAGCCAATCGTCCGAGGTAAGCTGCGGCTTGGCACAGACATACATTGATGCCTGTTCGAGCCACTCACGG